AGGTTGGGTATAAGGGATGCTGGGAAGGTGAGTAGGTGATGCGGGTATGTGAGATATTTCAGTCGTGGCAAGGTGAGTATCCAGCAGGGGTACCATGTCTATTTGTGAGGCTGCAGGGCTGTAACCGAAGACATAGTTGCCCCTTTGAGTGCGATACACAGTATGCGACAAGTTTAGAAGGTGGGTTCGAGGTGCCGTGGCAAGTGATGGCAAGGATTTGTAGGGAGTACACTGGCCCAATAGTCTTTACGGGTGGCGAGCCACTGATGCAGGTGAAGGAGTTGAAGAAGGTAGTGAGAAAACTGCCCCGGTCGCAGCCTGTGTATATTGAGACGAATGGAGATGTGAAAATAGGCAGTTGGTTGAGGAGACGAGCAACTCTAGTGGTGTCACCAAAGAGTGAGAAGGTGTTGGACAGGTGGGCAAGGTACACTGATGTAGTAGTGAAACTGGTAGTTGATATGGAGGATGCTGAGGATGTGATGAGGAAGACCCAGTGGGCAGAAAAGGTGAGGGGCATAGCATTGCTTATGCCGCTGAGTGGTCGGGGGCGCAATCCATTGGAACAGTGTGCTAAGCTGGTGATGCACCTTAGGACGAGGACCCGGGGCGTTGGGTTCGTAATGAGGATGCAGGAGGTGTTTGGATTCAGATGACAACTGTGAAGTTACTACCTGACATTGCGGCAGAGAAGCTATGTAAGCCACGACCATTGATTGTAGGAGTAAAGGATGTGCCGGTAATGAGGAAGTGGAAGGATGGGGATGTGATGACCAGGCAGTCGGCTTATGTGAGGTTAGGTGACCGGAGAGGGATACATGCAAGTAGGTTGGCGGGTGTGTTGATGAGATTTGAGGGTTTGGACTTGAATCAGGAGAGTGTACGGGTGTTAGTACAGGAACTGGAGCAAACCCACAACACACCCGTGACCTATATGTGTAAGTGGGAATGCATGGAGCAGGGGTATGTGGTGAAACGAAAAATTGAAGTGTCTGACGACTTGTACATGACAGTGGAGCTGGGCTATGTGAGCACCTGTCCCTGTGCTGCTGAGATGTGTAGGGCCGTAGGTCAGGGAATACCACATCAGCAGCGCTCAGTGATGAAGGTAACGACGGTTTGGGATAAGGATGTGATGGAAGTTTTGACGCATTTGTTTTTAATGCCCCGAACAGTAATGAAGAGGGAGGAGGAACTGGAGTGGTGTGTTCAGGCGAGTAAGTCAGTAAACCAGGTGTTTGCGGAGGATGCGGCAAGGAGAATAGGACAGGCACTCGAAGTGGCTGGAGTTTGGGAGTATTTGGTAGAGGTAGAGCATTTCGAATCACTACATATGCATAGTATGGTGGCTGTTAATAGGCGAGGGAGGTTTGTGTGAGATGAAAACTGCCCCGGTCCTCTATGTGGATACGAGGGAGCAAAAGTATAGGGAGATTGTGGCGAGGATAGCCAGGTATGAGGGATTTGAGGTGCATGAGGTGGCGTTAGAAATTGGAGACTATGCTACTAAGCATGCTGTGTGTGAGAGGAAAACGGCACAGGACTTGTTGCAGAGTTCTAAGCAGGGGAGGTTGTTCCAACAGCTGGGCAAGGGTCTGACTACAGACAAGGAGTATATGTTGTTGGTGGTAGGAACGTGTGAGCCTAAGGAGGCTGTAGCAGGGCTAATAGCCTCGGTACTTGCGCGGTACCCGGGATATCGGGTACTACATGAGGCGGACCCTGTGTTCGGTTGTTGGGCAATGGTAAAGTGGATGAAGAAGGTAGAACAGGGAGCTGTGGATAGACCACATAGGTTACCTGGGGCAGTGTTGGTGGCAAAGCTGTTTGGGGTTAGTTTGCATACGGCAGAGGACTTGATGAGGAATTATGCGGGGTTAGAGGGGGTAGTAGAGGCACTACAGAAGAGGCCACAGAGGCTGAAGCAAGTATATGGGATTGGGGATAAAAAGCTGGTGGAGATGCAGGAGAGAGTGAAGAGGTGGAGGTTGGTGTACTGAGGAAATGTTAAAGGGTTCTATGGTAATAGGAAGAGTTGGAGAGTGGATAGCTTATCAGTATCTGAAGCAGTTAGGACCCGTCGTGTTCACTGATTTTCATGACTTCGAATTTTCAGGTAGGCCGGTGGAGGTAAAAACGACGACGGAACACGCATATGCTAAGTATGATAATAGGAACACTTATCATGTTGGACTGTTCTATGTGAAAAAGGAACACCATGAAAAACTTTGCGCCCAGCATGGACTATACTGTTTCGTATTGTTGAGAGATGACGGATTTGCCTCTGTGAAGCTGAAGGAGGCACATGATGTGAAGCTTAAAGGATGGAACTCCCAAAGAGAAGGTATCGTATGGGCGGATATCTTCAAGTGGAAAAAGGTTAAGAACAAGCGCAGGGCAACTCTAAGAAAGGTGTGCACTGAGCCTCCGTTCACAGAGTGGAGACTATTGATGTCTGAGAGAGTGTTACAGAAATTTACTCGAGAGGAGGTGTGGTAAGATGACGTTAATGGATGATGTGTTGGAGGAGTTGGAACAAAGACACACATATCTGGCTTCGACCTACGCACCCTTCTATATGTGTAGCGTGGCGTGTCACTTGTTTAACTTACATAACCAGAAGAAACATATTTATTTCGAGGGCAGAAATTTGCCGTCTCTGCGGTTGCATCTTTTGTTCGTTGCGCCCCCAGGGTGGATGAAGACCTATTTTCTGGAAACTATGATACGTGGGCCCTATTGTATTCTTGGTAATACGGTACGAAAGACCTTTGAGGCTACATTGACGGAGGCAGGTCTGATAGGTACCATAGGTAATGTAAACGGTGTAGTGTGTGTGGAGGAGGGCGCCGCGAAGGAGTATGCTGATGGGATAATTGGGGTTGATGAGTTCAGTGCTATCACCCGTATGATGAACACCCAGCACTCAGGACTTCTGGACACCCAACTCCTCTCTCTCCTCGACTCCGGCTATGCCTACAAACGCCTGGCCCACGGGAAAATCGAATACAACTCCCAGTTCACACTATGGGGTGGTGTTCAACCTGCCCGCTACGACCTAACCTCAGGTATGGGCCGCCGGTTCTGCTTCCTGCTCTTTCTGCCCTCCCGCCAGGACGCAGAAAACTTACTAACCGCATGGCATCAATCAAAGGGTATCGCACCGGATAAGGGGCAATTGGAGAAGTTATGGCGGAAGCTGAAGCGGTGGAAAGCGGAGATAAAGGCGATTGAGAAGTTGGAGTTTGATGAGGGGTTGCTGGAGGAGTATAAGGCGCTGGGTATTTATCCGTTTGAGGGGACATTGTTTGATAGGTTGTTGTTGGGATGGACGTTGTTAAAGGGGGTGGAGAAGAGGGTGTATGTGTCGATGGATGATGAGGGTGCGAGGACATTGGTAAATAGGGAGATTGCATGGAGGAGGCAGATTAGTATAGGTGGTGAGTTCAGGCAGGTGATAAAGCTGATAGAGGATGCAGGGGGAGAGGTCGCGAGGAGTAAGTTGATGCAGGATGCGTTTATGTTGGGGTGGGATTTACAGCAGTTGGTGGAGACGTTGAGGCTGATGGAAAGGATGAGGTTGGTAAGGATGACGAAGGAAAAGGTTGTGTTGGTAGGAGGTGATAGGTGATGGCGGCGGATGACGAGGGGAATGAACAACACCCACAGTGCCAACGCCCCGAGACCCATGAGGAATTGGTGACAGGACCGGTTGGGGAGTTAGGCATACGGACAAGGCGACCGGCAAATCCGTGGGTCAGTGTGTATGTGAGTGACCCCGAGCTGTTGGAGTTGGCGAAGAAGAAGGGGATAAATAGGTCGAGGCTGTTTACGGAGGCGCTGAGGATTGCTTTGTACCAGGGGGAGAGGTCGTTGGTTGCGTTGATGGAGCTGGAGGAGACGAGGGACCAGGTTTTGAGGCTGAGGAAGAGGATTGCAGATTTGAAGGAGGAGATACGGGCGAATGAGGAGTATTTGGAGAGGGTGGAGGCACATTTGGCGGAGCTGGAAGAGCAGGAGCGGCTGGTGCGCAGGGCGAATAGGTTGAGTGAGCTGTTTATTGCGTTGAATAAGGTTTGTGTGGATAGTGGGTTTGATAGGGCAGTAGTAGAGCAGTCGGCGGGTGAGGTCATTAAGGAGATTAGGAAGGAGTTTGAGGACTTTGATTTGGAGAGGCATTTGGCACGGCTCAAGGAGTATATGAGGCCATGGGACTAAGCGTACTGATGATATGAGGTAGCAACTCATCTCTATTCCTCCTCACGTCCTAACTTCTGTACTCCTCCCTACCTCACCCTAAATATCGTTGGCCATGGCATATCATGGTCCTGGTCTATCCCATTCCACATATCTGAGCTCTCCCAATGGTCATCCACCCACTCCTTCGCATCACTCAGAAAACTCGAATCCAAAACATACACTCCACCCTCCAACTCAAACAACCCAAAACCGATATCTACACCGTGACTGCCGCCCCCATGGTCCCAAAGCCCGTTCTCATGTTCATAGTCCCTGACCCATTTCTGCTGGTCAGTATCCCAATAATACATATCAGTACAACAATAATCTCTTTGACAACAAATCATCCTCAACACTCCACCCCACCACATCAAGTCAAACATATATTGGCTCCATGGCCCACAAGCATGTTCATCTACTGAACCAACCACCGGTAATCCTTCTGTAATCTCCCAACAATCCACCCATTGATTATCTTTCCATTTCAGACCTACAAATCTACAAGGTCCATAATGCCAATCATCTTCCGGATTATACCACAACCATTGACAACTCACCAAAATATACAGCTCGCCCTCCATCCAAAACACCCTTGGTCCTGGCCACCACCACTCCATGGTGTGTTCCGGGTGGTCTGGGTCCTGAGGACAATTCAACCCTTGTAACAACGCACTGTCCGCTACCCACTTGTTCCACACCCATGAAAAAGCTGATATACCCGTTGCTGCATACCCCACAATTAAACGCAAATTGCCGTCCTTCCAAAAAACCGTTGGGCGTCCTGCATCGTAAGACGTTGTCAAACCTGTCACTATCTCATCACATTGCTCCCAACAATGGTCATAGGGAAACACAGGTCCAATGTACCTGTACCCCTTTAACTTAGCACCATAGCCAACTCCTACTATAGCGTAGTACCCCGGTGCCAGTGGTGTAGGTCGTAACTTAAAGTGTACCCTATCCAAATCAAACCGTGCCCGCTCTACCCTATTCGCTATTATCGTCATATCACAACAGCCACAACCACCGAAGCAAATGTCGTCATCACAAGCACCAGCATCCGCAACATAAACTTGAACCTTGCCTCCGTCAGTTCCTTTGCCTCATCAATCTTCTTACACATCACTTGCATCCACTGTTCCATATCTTCCAGCTTCTGTGACATCCGTGCACATGACTTCTCTAACTCCACCAACCTCTCAAATATACAGTCCTCATCATCCATAGCTTACACCTTCACCACCAACACAATCGCACTCGTCGGAACCTGCTGCCCGTTCCCCGTGACTTCCTTCTTCAGCGCCAACACTTCACCTTCACTCACACTCCCATTACTGATTGTACCAAAGCTCGTGAACACATAGGCACTCACTGCCGAATCAAACGCCTTGCTACACAACTCCGTATTGCCACTTCCATCAGCTCCCTTATTCACCACTGACAACGTCGCATAATTATCGGTCTGTCCAAAAGACACATCCGGCACAATACCAGCTTCGATTACTTCCAAATCTTCCCACGCATACAACACTGCCCTTTCCCAGGTATCACTCGCAGCACCACACTCCGGTATCCGGACCATGCTCACAACCTGCCTGAGCTTGTCCAACGTTGTAATCACTGCTTCTGCACTCTCATCGTACACCTGTATGACCCCTGTGTCCTCCACAATTGATATCACCTTCCCATTTTCCTCTGTCCCATGTAACACCAACCGAGGCTTATTCCCAACCGCTACAACCCGAGTCGGTATAGCCATACTACCCACCTCCTAACATAGTACATCCCTTTTCAACACTATCAACTCTCCCTCAACAACCAGCTCACCCTTAATTACCAGTTCCTCATCATCATACAACACAACCACCTCATGTACTCCTGCCGGTACCTTAGCGCCCTCACCTTCCTTTACTTCCAAATCCCTAATAAACCACTTAAAGTCCAACATCATTACACACCTACCAACTTCAATTGTGCCCCTCTCACATCCAAGATTACCTGCTCCACCTTATACACACTATGACCCGGTACATCCACCTTCATCGCTTCCTTCAACTCCCTCAACGTCGTCGTAGCCTCAATCCACGGCACCGGGGTGTTACGCAACGCAAGTTCTCGTGCCGCAAACGCATTCGCATCCTCCACCGTCTTAATCCTCATATCATGCAACAACGTACATTTGCCCGCCGGATTCCCTGCTACCCCAGTCACATTTCCCTGTCCCCTCACCACTACACCATCACACTGCGTTGTCCCATCCTCAACATCTGCAACCACATGAAGTTCCGCAACCTGCACCGCATCGCCCGACCTTGCGTCCGCAATATTAATCTTACGCCCCGGACCAAACCAAATTTCCTTCTCCATGTACTCCCGCGCCAACTTTGTCACCACATCCAACACATTGTCGTCCTTCACCGTAAACTTCTCAATCGTCATATCGACAAAGTCATCGCCCACAGTCCATCCTAGTGGCCCTGCCACCGCGCTCACAATCTGGCTGGCCATCTTGCCTTCGAACGTCGTCTCCAAACTAAATGGTGAACCTTCCGCCGCTTCTGACCCCAAAGGTGTTACCCACGGTTCCGGCAATGCATATGGTCTAACCCTCACCCTATCGACCCACAACACTGCACTCAGCTCGTGAGGCTGTAACACGAACCCACAGTATCCTTGGCTAAAGTCCCCGCTCTCCCCATTACATATCACACCACTCTCATGTACTCCTTGCAGCTCCTGACCACACACCCTAAATGACCACTTGTACCAGTCATTCACCGCATACGATGGCCCTGAACACAGCGTCTTATAACCCGCCATGTGTTCAGCCCTCAACTCCCCGAGCCCTGGCCACATCGCAAAGTACCCATACATCGCTGTCAAGTTCTCCCGCCTCACCATCATGCCTACATCCATGTCACCCTCCACCTTGACATCCGCCTCTAACGCATAATTCGTCCCGCTATACCCCTTTACCGTAACCAACGTATAGTCTGCCGCATCCACAAAACTAACCTTCAAATGTCCATCAACAAACTCTACATTAGGCATGAAGTAACTCTGTGCCAAGAACCAATCCTCCGGTGACCCTGACTCACAATCTATGAACACCGGGAATACTGCACTTCCATTTCCGATACCTCCTGCCGGTGCCTCCGTCTTAAAATAACACCACACATATGACACCCCAGGCGGTATTTCCTTACACTTTACCCATACGCCTGCCCAACTCCCTGCCACATACTCCTCAATCCAGTGTGGCAACACATTATTTTGGTCGTCTGCGAATAACAAGTCCCCAAAATTCTCATCCATCCCCTCCTCCCAGTATATCGGCACATAGATAGGATAATCCTCCAACTTATTACCATTGTTCTCTACCTCCACCTTAATCTTACTCTTATGTCCACTCATGACCAAATGGCGTTCCAGTTCCCAAGCCAACTCCTGGCACTCCACTTCCCAATACTTCTCCTGGTGCTTTTTCCTCCGTGTCACAAAGCCCTCAAAAATCAAACTCGAATCCCACCATATCTCAACCTCCTGAAACAACTGCGGGGTAACAGTAATAGGTAACACTAACCTCGCAGAGTTCAGCCTCGTCAAATTCAAATCCACCCTCAAATCTGAAACCGGAACCTCAGACCCAGCTATCTTAACTACCCACGTCATAGCTCACGCCCAATAATCCCTCAACAACGTCAACGTACACTCCCTCCACTTTACCCACCCCGCCTTCCTATTCGCCTGTACCTTCTCCATCCTATATTTGTCGTTCGGCAACTCCGGATAACTCGAGTTCTGCACCTCCACCGGATTCGTCATCACCATCAACGTATCATAGGTACTCTGGTCCAAATAACACACAACCTCCACCTCATCAGTTTCCAACCCCAAATCAAAACAATACGGGTTCTGCTGCATCAGCGGAATGTTCTGCAACCTCCACTTCTTGCGCCTCATTATATTCCGTGCCTTCAACTCAACCGTATTCACCCCATCCGTCAGTGTAAAACCCATAGCTCACCTCCTATCTGTATCTTCCGTACCTCAACCGCGCCAACTCATCCACAGCCTCATCTACATCTGCCGTCTTCTCTACCGTCCCTATCATCACACTCTGATACACCGTCTGCGACTCTACAATCTGTGGCCCACCACCCGTGACCCCTGGGGCAATTGCTGCTGCACCCAGCGAAGTAATGAGTCCCAATAACAATGTCAGGCCTGCCGTCAACAAAGCTACTAACATAATTGTCTTCCATAACCCCATATTCAAAATCTTCACACCGACCGACGCCAACAAAGCACCCACCCGTGTCCTCATAAACGCCATCGCCAACCTACTATGTGCTGCCGCCGACAACCACGCTGCAATCCTATTCTTAATCAGCACCAGTGTTTGCCTAATCAACATCAACTTAAACCTCATACCCGCAATCCTCGCTGTCCACCACGACCTCATCAGCAACTTCAATCCCATACTCCCCGCGAGACACGCCCCATGTGCCACATACAATGCCGCGGCCGCCGCCAACACTATCGACTGGAACACCGACAATATAGGCAACAATATTGCAGCTGTCAGACTCGTAACTACTAAACCGCCCCCTACTACCGCTAACCTCGCACCAAAACGACCCCAAGCACTGTCCTGACGCTCAATACCCTTGGTTAACCTATCAAACATGTCACCAAGTCCCATCATCCTGAACGCCAGACCCATGATGAAAACCCCGGCCCTCAATATGGTATCAATGACATCTCGCCACTGCTCTATCCACTTCTTAACCTTGTCCACATTCTCAGCAATCGCTACACCAACATTTGCAGCACCTACAACCATGGGTACCAGTGCTTCCACAGCCACAGGTACTAACCGGGCAAGTGACTCTAACACACTACCTAAGGCCGTCATCAACTTCTCATTGGTGAACACCTCTATGGCGACCGCAATCAATAGAGCCTTAAATCCATTGACCACCGCCTGCAAATTCATCCATGCCCCTGGTAACCTCGAAATCAAGTCACCCAAATCCAACATGCCTGCGGCAAATGGCCCTATACCCACCGCGAGCCCAAACGCATATGCCTTCGCCAGTGTCTCACCCGCACTGGTCAAATCACTTAGTGGCCTCAACAACAATTCGATGCCACGCCTGAACATCCTCACCGTCGTAAAGCCACCAAAGAACACACCCAGCATACTCATCGCTGCCCAGGTCACACTCCAGGCAGCCGCTCGTAGACGCCGGGCCATCGGTAACAATGCACCTGCTGCACCCCGTAACCCAGCCATCGCTGCTTCCAATCGTCCATACACCGGTGCTGAACGTTCTACTATGTCGTAGGCAGCACTTGTTACCGACTTCCACCGAGAAATCTTATCTACTACGTTCTTTACCGCAGCACTCTGCTCTTCATATGCCTTTGCCGGAATCTTACCACTTGCCTGCAACACCGTAGTATACACACGACCAGCCCGGGTGTTCGCAATCATCGTCCTCTTTGTCACTCGCTGAACAGCCTCGAGTCCCTTTAGCTCCTTTACAGCCTTAGCTACTGCCCGTGTACCAACCAGTGTGAATCGTATCCTCACCGGTATCTCTTCTGCCATAGCTCACCTAGCCACCTTCTTCAACTCCTTCTCCTCGACCTTTCTCAATTCAGTCAAACACAATGAATCAAAAGCTAAACGTTCTACCCACTCCTCGGGGTCATTCCACTCTAAAAGTGCCGAGGGGCGTACCCCAAAGGCCTCACCCACTACAGCCAAAGATATCAACAACTCCTTATCCAACGACTTGAAAAAATTCCTCGTCCTTCACCTCAAACTCCGACAGCAATGCCAGAAACACAGCATACTGGTCCTCACCCGGCATGTCATCATATCCATGTGGTCCACTCACCAGGATGTGTTTCAACACACCCGTGGACCACTCCTCAAAGATATTCGACATTCCTGCTGTCAACTCACTCAGTGCAGCTGCATCCACTTCCTCACCTGGTGTGACTCCACTTTGCGAAATGAGCTTAGTTACCAACGCCATATGCCTGGCACCTATACGACCCACCGGGCGCTTAACCTCATACACACCACTCGGTGTCTTAATCTTCATAGCTTATCACCTCCCAACGCATTTCAATCCGGTACAATCTCACCCTGTGTATTCTTCAGTGTAGCCGAGAACCCGCTGCCCAGTATTCGATACGGTATCTCTCTCGCAGCATAATCCCTACCAGTTATCTCCCAACTACCCTCAACATACACACCTACAGGTATATCAAATTCCAAACTACACACCTGTCCACCACACTTCTGTTCACACTGCACCTGCAGATGAGCCTCAAACAATGGATTATCACTCGATATACTTGTGGCACCTGACTGTCCAAATATTGCCCTCTCCAGCTCCGCAAGATGCTTCTCCGTCACCGTAATCGTGCCACCTAACTCCCCTACACCATCAACAATCAGGTCATCCCTCTTGAAACTATCCAACACAAATGCATCATCCTTCAGCGACCTATCTATACTTACCGTTACCTTCTCCACGTGGTCCACCGAAACACCATCACTCATCAACCTCGCATTCCAAAACACAAACGGTTGCCCCGACGCAAATGTCGGCTCCGCATACGCCTTCTTCTGTATATCCTTCGCTATATATGTCGTCGAGAACTTCACAAACTCCTTGGCCTCAAACGTAAACTCAGCACCCGTGAACCCACAGCCTGCCAGTTCCCATTCCACATTGTTCTCTCCTAACCTTAACGTCACCGGCGATGGGTCACTCAGCGTAAACTCATGTGTATGCAAATCATTACTATTCGTATATGTGTATCCGTCCTCCCCGAACAACGCCATAAGCACTTCACCACACATCAGTGGGTACACCGACATCTCAAGTCTACCGCCGACTTTCAAAGGCCCACCACTCGCAGCACCTGCGAAATACGACTCAATCGACTCATCGTACATAGCGCCCCTGTCTACTTCTACCGAAAACCTATGAACCCTGATACCCTTCTTTGTTGCCGCTGGCGTACCATATGTTGCCTCATTCCCAATTGCCGCATACCTTCCCATTACCATGTTTTATCACCTCCTAACTTACATCAACCATCTCACTCACTACAAACTTCATACTAACAACATAAAAACCGCCCTCGAGGTCTACCCTTACATCCTCTACCCTAAACAACTCTGGTGTATCCACCTTTTCCAATGCCCTAAGTACCTTCACCATCCACTGCTCAATCTCCTCAACCTCCGCCAACACTACCGTGACATTATACGTCCAATCCACCTGATATGAACGCAATTCCACTGCACTCACCGGACAGGATTCCAATGTAATGACTACCTCACCTCTTGGTACCTTTTCCTGTGGTCTCACATGAACCACAAAGCCTTCGCCTTCCAACGCCTGCACAATCTTCTCAATCAAAGCTACGCACCTCTCTTCGCAATTCTTATCGCCCTATCCATAATCACCTTACTCCAGGCCCCGATGTTCTCCTCAAAGTACCTCCTCGCCGCTTTCATCATGTCATCAAACGTCCTACTCGTTGTACCACGTACCTTACCGCCCTGGACCAACCTATCAAATTTCATCACGTAGTGCTTTCCATCAATACCCTTACGCCCGTACATCAGTGATAACACATAGTTGAAGCCGTCACGGCCCAAACACGGCTGGACCTCAAATTTTACTGCCCTGGGCTCCACCTTATACGTCAATGCCTTCTCCCACTGATGTGTCACTGGCAAACCAAGCCTACGTCTCACATCAAAGTACGCCGGGGCTGTACGCCTCCACCACATGCGAAAGCGTTCGCCAATGGACCTTTGAATCCTATACGCTGGACGTCCCATAAAGGCCTGCACTACATTGTTAGGTAACTTCTCCACAAACCTTGGAATCCTTATCCTCTTCACCTCAACATTCACCCAAGTCATTCACTCAGCACCGACTCCCTTAACTCAACGCCCCAACCTTGCAACTCCACTTCCTTAAATCTCAACTCTTCGTCGACTGGGGCGAACTGCGAGATAATCATATGTGCAATCTTCTTGAGTTCTTTGACCCTCAACTCACTCGTTGCTGGAACAGCACCCAGTGCCCTCTCTGCCATCGAGGTATACGCAACATACGAAAAATAGGTGCCCAGGGCGATAATGCCCTGAACTTTGATGTCCTCATCCGCTTCGTATGGCTCCAGAACCTTAGCCGCCTTCTTTAGTTGCTGTACTATCGTCTCATCACTCAACAAGTCCTCTGTAGCCTCAGCTAATTCTCTACGAACCTGCAGAACGTAGTCCTCGGGGGCTATTGCCATGGCTTATGTCACTACGTTTGTTATCTTGTATATCCTCTTATTCGTTGTACCGCCCTCCGACTCCGGCATGATGAATGTCTTGAAGTACTGCGTTATCAGGTAACTGTCTCCGACACCAGGTATCCTCTCTTCCTCACTCGTCGGCACATCAGCACCCGTATATGTATAGTGGAATGCAGTTTCTGGACTATTCACAACCACCAGGGCATCGTCATCCAACTGCCTAGTTGGGTAGAACCCAATGCCCCACTGCGCCTTCATGTAATCAATGACACTTCGGTGTATGTTCTCAATCTCTGTGAGCTTTGTCAAGTGCGCGAAGAGACACGCAGGATAAAACACGTTGATACTCTTGAGCTCTGTTTCCAACAGTACCGTGTTATCCATTATATACGCTATGGCCTTGGCTATGTCCCCTACTGGGTCAGCACCATCTGCATCCCAACACGCAGTAGCTGCCTGTGACTTCCCAGCTCCTGCAGACAACACCGTAAATATGTCTTTGTCCTTCGCAATGGCCATACCACGAGATGCTGCATCCAAGGACTTGCGGGTCTGCAGCTTCTCGAGTTGACGTGCTTTGGCTTCATCTGTGATGAGGACCTCTACCTGATACTTCTCCAAATACTGTGCCACCTCGAACCATTCCAGTCTCTTCCGCTTTTTCCGAGCACCCTCTGTAGTCTTTTCAGCCTCAATCACCGTTTCCTTTGGCAACACGAACTTCAGGTCCAAAGCATCACTGCTCTCCAGAGGAATCGCATTCTTTCCCACCAACATCTCCTCAGCCTTCTTGTATACCACCTTCTTTATTATGTCCCTCTTCACAATGTTCTTATCCGATGTCGTCACACCACTACTCAACTTTATCTTCATACTCTCACCTCCTTATTCTGCATTTATTTCTACCTCTATCTTCCCATCTGCAGGGTCTGCATCCGCTGCCAGTGCCTCCCGTGCATAGCCTACACGGGGCCCAGCTGAGTCAGTCACTTGGCATATTGTACCTGCTGCCACATCGTCTACTACTACTTCGTCACCTATCGCGATTGCCGTATCTCTATTTGCAGCAGGTGTCACCTTCAACCTCATCACAATCCCTCTCCGTGGCTTCACGATACCCACCATCTTGTTTGCCTCTGCTGTCCCAGTTATCGGGTTCTTAGTGCTTGCAAATGCAAACCCAAGTATCACATCCGATGCCCCTGCCTTCTTCACCTTACCTGCCGCACTCCCGAATGTCATGACGTAACCAGAATCGTCCAGTGCGTCCTCCGACTCAAAAGCCTCTACCAATGCATCCAACTCCAAACTCATATCTCATCACCTCCTATTCTATTTCTACCTCTTCACCGAGTCCCAATTCATCCAGCACTTCCTGTGCAACACTCGTACCACCAATCCTTACTTTCTCTGCTGAACTCTCCGGCTTACTCAACGCAACACCCTCCTTGACCTTACCCAAGAACGTTATCGCATCCTCCACATCCATATCTTTCACCATACCTTCGGCATCCAGTCCCAGCTCCTTCACCTCGTTCTTCAGTCCCTCCAGCTCCTTCTTCCTGTACTCCATCAACTTCTCCTTAACATCCTCCAACTCGTCCTGCAGCGCACTGAACTCTTCCAGTGTACCCTCACCCTTAGCCTGTGGGTACGGATACGGATACGGTGTCTTCATCATGTCCGACATCACCTTGACTACCTTTGTGATAGTCGCCCTATCCAAGTCCTTGTCCGCCAACTTATCCTTCAACATCTTCAACCACTCCTGCATCGTAGGTCGTTCTCCCTCAGCCTTTGCTTTCGGATACGGATATGGATACGGCACCTTTATCAGTGTCTTCAGTACTGACACCACCGTATTTACTTGTATCGGATTTAGGCCCTTCTTCTTCAACCTATCTCTGACTGCCTTCAGAAACTCATTGAACGTCGGCTTCTCCAGCTCCACTACTTCTTCCAACACTTCTTCAACTACACGAGGCACATCAACCTCGTTCTCTTGCTCACCCATACCTTCCATCATCACCTCCTTAGCTTTTTCTACATCAGCACCCGTAACCGCGGGCACCTTCACAAATGCTATTCTCTCAAGGGTACCATCCGTGACAACACTCCCATCCATCACCACATCAAACTCTCCGGATACACTGTCATATCCCTCCTTCAGTACCTTATCCTTGTCATCGAACACATAGCCTTGGTAATATATCTCACCTGAAGGTGTCAATGAAAACTTCGTGGCATAGCCAACTATCTTGTCACCACTATGCGTGATGACAAATGGCATATTGCTGTCGATTTTATCGTATATCCGTTTGATTGCGTCTTTCGTGAATGTCAGCGTCTGCCTGTCCGCCGTTGTGAACGTCCCTGGCTTGAGCAGTGGCCCTGATACCACAAGGGTCTCGTCTGCAACCTTCACATCACTCTTATGAACCGCGTTAAATTCCACCATGGTACCTCAGATATAGATTACAATAGATTCATAAAGAACTTTTTGTTACGCATACCCAGGGGCTTTATGGTTCATCGATGTTACAAAACTTATTAATATGTAGTGAGAGTATTTATTCTACGCCCGACGACCCCCAGAGATTCTGGGTGATTAGGTAGCGGGACGTGGGTCGCAACCAGTGCACCCAATCGCACCCATTCGGCCCACACCCCCTATCTAATCAGGGGGGAATGGAGCATTGTGGCTAAAACAGCCGTGGTCAACAAAGTTGAATTTGTTCAATTTGTTTACGCAGATTACATTTTCAACTATAACAATCTGTACACTAAGGTCCTTTAATATCCTTGCTTGAACGGCGACACCCAGTTAGCTCGCTTCACCGAATTCACTGGGGCGCAATCTCACACTCCCATACCTTCTCCTCTGGCCCTGTCCTCGTCGCCACAAACACCTCCTTAGGTCCCAACCTATACTTCACCACCAGGGGCTCATCCTGCAACACACTCAACTTTCCTGAGTCCAAAGTCATCAGATAGGACGGCGTTGCCTTCGTTGGGTTGTACTTCGTACCCGGTGGCACTGCAATCGTTTCCTCACCTATGTCCCAGAACTCATCATACTTCTCCTTCTTAAATACTCCTGGAACTGCCCCTCTTCTCGGGTCCTTAGTCATATGCCACTCTTTCACCTCTCCTGTGTCCCCGAATATCGCCCTAAATATGTACTCATCCTTCGTAGGTCCTCGCCTCTTAACAACCTGGCCTCGCCACCATTGGTACTGCAGCAACCACCGATTCGCAGCAAACTTCTTCAACCACAACCTCCTCAACTTCCGTCTCCGCTCATCCCTCTCCTTACCACTCACCTCCCAATACCTAAGTTCCTCCGGAACCTGTTTCTCTAACTCCTTCGGCAGTGCACTCCCCTCCTTCGGGAACCATCCCTCGCGTATAGCCCGGGTGCTCAACACATACGGTTCCTCAGTCTTCGTCTTCCAAAACATCCACACCGGCTCTCCCCTCAAATGAAGTAACCTCGCGACATACCTGCCCTTTAACTTCTTACCATGGAAGAACCACTCCCTGTAATATGGCTTCTGAGCACCTCTCTCATACGTGCCCTTATCCACAATAATCATGACCCCAGGCCAGTTCTTCGTCGCAATGACACCACCCGGCGGGTCCACCCGGTTGTCCACTTCCAACCACTCATGGGGCTCATCCTTCTTAGACTCAGCCAATATCTGGTGCCCTGGCTCATCCAACGGCTCCAGATACCTAGCCCATTGTTTCTCAATCTTCCGAATATCCTTCAACGTCCGCACCGGCTCCTCAATCTTGCCCTCATCCAAATTCAGTGTCCAGCCCTCCAGTGGCCCACCAGGTGTTTTCTCCAACCTCAAGTCACCATGAATACTTTTCCCCCGCGCATGCAATTGCAACACATACCTCAACGCCCCGGCCGCCCGCGCTTTCTTCCTCAGTATCCCTGCCTTCTTCGCAATCTCTACGGCCTCCTCCACCGTATCCGGCAACGTCTGGTCCGGCCTCGCCTCATACACTGGACACTCATACACAGTCACCCTACCATCAGGATACTGGAACAATGTATGAGGTATCACCGTGAGTATTGTCCCCCTATCAAAACGCCTCGCAATATTGTTCGTCTTTCCAACATTCATAACCCAAGCTTTTGTTTTGCCTAGCACCATCTGCTCAGTATGAGGCATCCCCTTCTCTGCCAACAGTCCCACCGTATAATTGTACACACCCTCCGTCCTCGTTGGATTCCTCTTCAACACCACCACATGCAAATCTGCACTCTTCTTATACTTCACCCAGCTCGCAATATGCCCTGTTAAGGGGAATATGTCCCTAACACTCTTAATCATCACACCCTCACTACCAGGCAAATTCCTAATCTTGGTAAGCAACTCCTTCAACTTACCTACATCCAACTTCTCCAAGATATGACTCGGCACATTATTCCACCCTGGCTTTGGAACCTCATCCGTCTCCTGCCACCCACCCAACTTAGCCACTACACTCCGCAACCTAATCCTCTGCTCCAACGGCCACTCATGGACATCACCCTCCGGCTGCAAGTCATGGTGTCTCTCAGGCAACTTACACCACAATACATCCCATACATTTGCGACTACATATCTGTCATCAGGTACCCCTCTCTGGTTCACGTAACCCGCAATCTCTTCCCTACCCATGTGCTCTCCGTCCTTCCAGCCCTCTGTCTCAGTCATCAGCAACAACTCCGGGCATGGATGCTCTCTCAGAGACTTCATAAGTCTCGGGAATCTATGCTCACATCGCTTGCCCGAGTCAGTATATGCAACTATTTTGTCTCCCTTCTTATGCCACTCCACAACTAACCCATCATACTTTTTCTCCAGGGCCAGTGGGTAGTCCTCAGGCTTGAACCTCGCAACCACCTGCTCAACCTCTGTGACCTCACCCTCATGGTACCCAACACTCGTTTTAGGTACAGGAACAAATTTAAACAACTCGATGTGGCCAGCCATCTCTACGAACCGGTGGTGTGGAATGAGGACGAGGTCATAGAGTGTAGCGTGGTTGGTAAAGGGACCCATGAGGTGCTGGTTACTTGGGTCGAGGAACTGGATGCGCCAACTGAGCTCGGGCGGTAGGGCACGGCCAAGGCGGAAGCGTATGGGGTGGAGGATGGACTCAGGGGTGTCGTCCGGCATATCTATCATGATGTCGATGTCCCCCTTGCTTGCACCCCAGTTAGGAATGCCACCGACGACCTTCACTACACCTTCCCTCAACACTATGGGCTCAGCATAGTACTCATACAACTCGTCCAGTGTCACTGGCTCACCCAGTGGTTTGTCCCTCACACTGTACACCGGGGCCCCAAGCTCCGTATACTTCATCCCCCGCCTCTTCATCTCAGCCACAACCAACTCATAATACCTGCGTACGTCCTCCTCCGTCATACCCTCGGGACGTTTATCCTTGTGCCTCCACCAGGCATGTGCTAGTGCATGTGCTAACCTAAGCCCTGCATCCGTCTCCTTCTTCAGGACGTCCGGGTGCGAAAGAATCCGTGTCCAACTAAACAAGTCTATCCTCATGCGTCACCTCCTAACAACTTCCTTTCTTACCACCAGTCTTTCGGCCAGCACCCTTCTTGTTTGTACGCTGGCCACGACCACCATACTTTCGGCCACGACCGTCTCGAGCACCCCAACCTATAGGGCCAGTTCCATTGCTATGTGGCATATACATCACCTCCTATGTTTTCTTATGCCCTCATCAATCAAGTCTTTCACACTTCTTATGTCCCGCAACTGTCTCCAGTCCACGTTGAGTAGGAACCCACACACAATGAGTGCCAACCCATAGTACTCATGACCCAGTACTTCCACATCAAAATGACCAAACATGTACAGGTGCTCCAACAATAGAAAGGACCCACTCACTATACACAAACCACCTACTAACTTCCTAATATACTTTGTATCCCATCTACACATTCATATTCACCTCACAATACTCAGTTGCCGCAACACTCCTCTTTTTCGCAGTCACAGATTTCACACCTCTCCTGGCTACTGTAACAAGCTGGACTGCTTCGCCCGGCTTAGCACACTCCTTCTTCGTAGTAATCAACTTAACACATGTATCTGTCCACACATAGGGAACACCAACGGTAAGGATTCCAGTGCAGGTACTGGACATAGAGGATGAGCCTGAACAGATATACGCGGCGGTCAGGTAACCAGTTGTAGTGCAGGTACCACTGGAAACCCCGACGAGTTCGACAATAGGAATTGTTATGGTACCAGAGAGTGTGGAAAAACTGGTGAGTAAACCCGAGATAGTGGCCACCCGGGTGATGGAACCAGAGAGTGTAGAACTAACAGCGGTGGGCCCGATTAAGGACTGGACACGTGAAAGCACTGACAAGACACTGGTAGTACCAGAGGCCAGGGCCGAGATTGAAAAGGTACGAAGCAGGGTACTAATAAGAGAGGACTGGGCAGTCAGGTCACCAGAGATAGGTAAGGTACGACGAAGAAGTGCAGTAGGAGTGCAGAGTGAGGAAGAGGAGCCGGAAATGGAGTAAGATGAGATGAGGGAACCGAAAGATGTGGCAAGGGCAGCTAAGGTACCGGTGAGGAAGACTTCTCCAACCAAGGAGAGGAAACCTGTGAGTGAAGAGGTAGGTGTGAGCGAACTGGTTAGAGAGATGGTAAGATGGAGGAGACTGGTGAGGTAAGAAGTTGGTGAAGATGAACCTGACAGTGGCATAACCGAGGAGAGGGCTGAAACGGCAAGTGATGATGAAGAGCAGAGGCCAGAGAGGGTGAAAACAGGGGAAAGAGAACCAGAAATGGCTGAGAGGGATTGGACCAAGGAGGTCAGGGTACGTGTCAAAGAGGGGACACCCAGGATAGTAGAGGAACCAAGTGAAACACCCGTTACTGAACATTCGCGACTTATGAGACCCTGGGTGGAACAGAGGGATGAAGAACTGCCGGACAAATAGAAAGGTAGGGTGAGAGTACCAGAGAGGGTAGAGGTGCAGGAAACAGTGGTAGTGAGAGAACGCGAAAGAGAGGTAAGGCCTTGGATGGAAGAGGAACCGGGTGATGAACCTGTGAGTGATAAAACTCGGAAAATGGAACCTGTGGTCTCGGAAAGGGAAGCAATTGTACCAGATAGGAAAATAGGCAGGGTGAGACTACCGGAGGTGCTGGATGAAACGGAGCTTAGACCAGTGAGGACAAAGAGACGTGAAATGGTACCAACAGCAACTGCGGAAGCTGGTAAGACACCAGTTAGAGTGTAGACACAGGAAAGAAGGGGTGTTGTGCTGGACAAACTGAACGTGGAACCTGTGAGAGTTCGTAACATGGAAGTGGTACCAAGAACAGTTGATGTGGCGGGGGCAGTACCCATGATGTTTCTGGACCGAGTAATGATACCCTGCGTAGAAGACACCGAGGTGGTAGTACCGAATAGATAAAGTGGCAGGGTCAATGAACCTGAGGTGCTGGATTGTGAGGTAATGGTACCGGTGAAGGCATGTGTAAGTGAAACGAGCCCAACTGTGCTACTGGTACCGAAGGAACTGGCGATAGTGGTTAACACCATGGAGATAGCAGCCTGGGATGTAGTAACACCAGCAGACGTCCCTATGGTTGAGTAGACTACTGATATAACACCCTGGGACTCACCAAGACCGGTGACTAAACCGACGAGAGATTGACTGACTAACACTACACCTTGGGTAGTAGACAAACCTGGGGACACACCAGCTACAGTCCGAACCGGTGACACTATCCCCTGAGTAGTAGTCACCGGGCTCACAACTCCACTGATAGTACGGACAGCTGAAACATAACCCAAGGTTGAAGACACACTTGTGACACCACCCGCCGTGGAATACGAAGCCGAGACAACACCTTGGACACAAGACTCACCTGAGGAGGTACCAGACAACTCGACGAAACCAGGAACTGAAGGTGTGAACAACACATAGGGTGTGCCTAACGCCCACTCAAATTCTTCAACCGTTTGAACAGGAACACCTAAAATCCACTCCTCCATCTAACTCACCACCGGTTTAATATCCACATACACCCCAGAGTTACTCTCATACTTTTTCAAAAACACTGTAACATACACCCAACCTTCCTGCGCAGGCGTAAAGGTAACTGAAAACGCTGTCCACGTATCATTAGCTGACACCGTTTGTGTCGACCTACAAACTGCGCGATGACCACCTGAAGATTCATCTAAATATGAAGCCTCGATGTACAGCTCATTCGCTGTGGGTAGGGTTGAGTATCCGTAAGTCCTCAAATAAATCGTCACCGTCTTCTGCTCCGCAGGCAACCACAACCTGAAATCACCAGCACAGAAATCTCCTGCTATTGTCAAGGGGAAGTTGGGTCCACACAAATAGTTGGGAACCATCTTTGCTGAACTACTGGCACCTCCAGTTCTCACAATATCGGTTACTTTAACAACCCTACCACAAAGGTATAAACTCTTGTGTGCACCCTTTTGGTTATGGTCCTCACTATGAAACACACAACCAGGAGCACTAGCATTGAAGGAAATATACCCCTCAAACTTACAATTTCTCGCATGAACCCGTGAACCTGGGAACACAAAGAGCACATCATCTTCATCATGAGCAGACGGGTCACCATCGTACTCATAGCCAAAAAGACAGTCCACAAGCTCTGCAACGGCTGGTGAAAGGTACAGTCCTTCATCAGTACCTGAGCTTCCACCATAGAGGCAACAACGAACACATTTAAACTCTGCTTGCCATGCATCGATATTACGCTGTGTATTATTCCATAGCCAACTATCTCTTATGAGAATGTCACCCGAGTAGCTTATGTTTAAACCTGAGTAGGATGCATCTCTCAAGTAACATCGGTCCAGTGTAATATGATTTGACACAAAGAGGTGGAGTATACCATAAGTATCAGTGGACTCACAAAACTCTAATCTCGATAGCTTCCAGTAATCAATAGAATCCATATACAACTGATTTGCAGTATTCCTGAACCTAATCACAGGAGGTGTGAATATGTCGTCAAACCAGGGGTTATCATCTGCAGAACAACCCTTAATCTGAATCAACTGCTCTACGGTACCACATTCGTCAAAAACAATATCAGTACCCGCGTACACATGGGTTTGGTTTGTACGAACCTTTAACACGTCACCAGGGATTCGCACATGGTCTGTGGTGAACTGGTTTAGGTGTACATACGGCGTCAAAGTACCTATGCCATTGTAGTTATTGAACTCAACATCTACATCACTCACTGAGGTCTGCTGGAACGCAGGCGAGATTACAAACTCATCATCATTGTTAATACTCGTGACCTTATACCACTCTTCACCACCAGTTGGCCTAACATAGTAGCCTACCTCCAGTTCTGTAGTAGCTTTACCATGACCACTTGTAACAAGTGAACTACCGTTTGTGAAAGTCCATTTACCAAACAAGGTATCTTCAACTCCATTAACATCCAAGTAGTAAGTTGTACCAATTGGGTCTCGCTTTACAACTCCCTTTTCCCTAAACTCCAGTTCCTTCTTTACACATGCAAGCTTATGTTTCAGACGTGCTATTTTCTCACGCTTGTATTTCTCAAATTTCATATACCGGCGTCTGTTCTCTCTCAACGACAACCCAGGGCGTGGTAAAAACAAAGTCCTCTCTACCCGTGTGATTTGTTGAGATAAGAAATTCCTGGCATACCGTAACTGCCACTCATACCTATGGTCCAAACCTAACTTCCTTATTGCAGATAACCAAGCTTCGTCTTTCATCTCAGACCTCGCCACCTAAAACTTCTACAGGACAACGGCACATATGGTTTCCCGAAGTGCTTCAGGAGAAAGATATGTGATAAGAAACCGGAACAGGAGGAGACACAGGGAGAAGAACCCGCGAGGGACCGAGCACGACGCAGCGATAAGACCAACCATGAAGTTGCTGGAGCTGTACCAGATAGGAAGGTTATTGGGGATAGGGAACCGGTAGTAGTGGAATAGGGAGTACTTGTACCAGTGAGTGCAAATGATTGATGCAGCGAACTGGTAGTGGTCACAAGGGAAGAAACGGTCCCAGAGAACTGGCGAGTCCTGGCAAGGGAACCAACCAGGGTACTGGAACCAGGAGACAGGCTACGCATGCTGAAAACACGGAAGAGTGTTGAAGTCAGGGTACTAACGCAGGGTATTGTACTGGAGAGGGAGTAAAGGAGGGTAAGAGGGGGAAGAGCAGTGGCATTGGCAGCAGATGTTCCGAAGAGTGAGCGGAGCGGTTTGAGAACAGAGCAAGTGGTAGCACAACAGGGAATGGTGCCGATGAGGCCGAGGCAAGGTTTTAGGATGGAAGAAACGGCGGACTGAGCAGACGCAGAGCCAGAGAGGGGGTAAGCAACAGCAAGAGGTGCAACTGCGGTGGACTGAGCAGGAGACTGGCCAGAAAGGGACCACATGGAAGTGAGGACACCTGACGGTACAGAGAGACCTGACAGAAAGCCAACCATAGCACACAGTTTGCTGAATGTACCTTGAGTAGTTGCAGAGCTTACAGCTGACCCTGAGAGGGTGATTAAGTGTTCTTCAGAAGATGCAGTACTAAAGGAGGGTTCGGGGTCATGGTACTTGGTTACAAACACCCAGTCATACTCGCTGTAAGCATCAGTACTCTGTCCCGAGTCCATCCAAACTCCAAGTTTCACATTAAATGCTACATCTGCAATGTACTGGTCTAAGGTTCCCCAGTATGATATTGACGGCAACCAAATCTTAACCTGACTTGTATCCTTTGCTTTTATCCAAAAGATACTCCACGTATCCAAATCCCAGTAGTTTGCATAGTATTGAACGTTCTTAATACCAGACTCTGTTTTTGCTGTCGCAGCCAACCGCCCCTCTGAAACGTGACGACAATAGCATATTGCATTGTCATCACCATAGCCCCAGTCCTTGTATAACTTGTTCATACCATGATAGCCGTATCGTCCGTCACCCGAGGGAACAAAGCCTCTGCACTTAAATTGGAAAGGCATGTTGAGAGTGTCCTTCGAAGACACAAGTGCTTCGGAACCAGTACCCGGCTTAATCTTCAAGTTACCATCTACCACTAAAATCTCACTGCCACTCACATCCCATTTCTCCGAGTCTACACTGTTACCAGTGAAATCATCAAAGAAATCAAATGTATTGTCTCCATCCCTCGTAGTCTGCACTCCACTCATACCATAGTACACATAAATATCAATGTTTGTATCCAGACTATCCGGGATTTTCACCCATACGTCAATGGGGTCAGCGCTCAGGTCCTCAATCCAGTAGTATAACTCGGTCTCACCATCATCCTTAGTGAATCGTATATCATGTGGGAAGTTCTGACAGTGTCCCTCCAAATGGAAGTCCCCACCTGACGAACTCCCTATCCTCAGGTGCACCGCGTAATTGCTACCCACACCAGATTGCCCCTGTATAGTTACTTTCTTCCGGTACTCGTAACTGCCCAGCCAGCCCATAGCTATTTCACCAATATAGGTATGATACCCCAAACCACTCCATGTGGCGTCGAGTCGTCATAGACAATCAATTCAGCGTCATAATACCTCCGCTCTATCGGGACTCCATACAACTTGATACGCACCATTCCCTCACCTACTGACCAATCAAAGACATCAGGATACTCCTCCGATGATATCACTACGTCATCGAACACTAAGTCCATGCGGGTCACGTGTGCAAGGTCTATGGGTGCATTATCAGCTTGTAGCTGCACATCAATGACATTATCGTGGTCCAGGTACGCTATCTCCATGGTATATAGGTCTCCTATACGTGGCTTAGTCTAACGTTATGTCCAGGTCTCCAGCCTTGAACTTCGCCGTGTCTCCAGACCCTATCGTCTTCGACTGGGACAAAGAACCATACGCTAACAGATTCCCACCAGTGTCGGCATCCAGCAGGGCAAAATGTGTGATGGTTCCCCAGTCCCCTGTAGCTTCTGGAAACTCTATGTCGACAGCGTTGTCTATGTGTCCACCAGATGCATTGTTCCAGTCTGACCCACTGGTCTGTACTCTTGCGTAGCCATTACCCGAAGGTTCACTGAGACCACTTCCATCTTCACCCGGGTCTGCTGTACTCAATGCCACATAGATGTACGACGGCTGCGAAAACGCCGTCTTCATAAATACGTGGTCCAAGAGTTTGTTCTCCAAATAGTTCGAAAAACTTCCCATTCACATCACCTCCTATGTTTTTGACTATAACTACCTTTCTACTTCCTTTGTTTTACGCCAACTTACACTATGCTCATCCTCACTCCATGGCGTCTCCGCCTCCGGCTCAGTACCCCGCTGCACATCCCTAAGGACATCACCAGGTGCCTTAGACCCAGGGGGCCGTGTCGTCGGAATCTTGAATAATTCGCCACTCACCTCCGCGGGGTACCCAGCCCGGGCCCTAATCTCCTCCAGGGTGAATGCACCCAACGATGCCATGATGCTGGCGGCCCTGAACTTCTCTATCTTTGCGGCCTCCAACTCAAACCCATATTCCAACCTCAACCTATCATACGGCAACGACTTATCCACAGTCTTCACCCTCCTCTTCAATATGTCCAACAACACTGGCTCAATCTTTGCCATGAGAGCCGACACCTTAATGCCTACGAAACTGCTCGAAACCAACTCACTGGCATAGGACCCCCGGGCCCGACCAGACACAGTGCTTTCGGGTAAGTTCAGGGCCTGCCACACCTTCTCGTCCAACTGTGCTAACAGCTCATTGGACTCCATGAACTTGGTTTTCGATTCTACTACCCCAATATCTATGTTGTCTGTGGTAACGTACCCTTGGTCAGGTGCCTGGGTCTTAAGCTTTGTGATATAGCTCCGAATTGTAGTCTCGGCATCTTGGGTAGCTTTCTGCCGACGCTCTTCGATTGTACCGGAGTAGCGTGAGATGTCGAAGAGTGAAGAGCTAATTTTGTGGTGCTCGTGAGGAACCATACGCCAACGCCAGAGCACGTCGATAATCATGGTTTGGCGTTTCCACCAGGTCGTTAGGAGGAGGCGTGAGAGGGGAGAAGGGGAGTAAAGGCCATAGGTCTGGCGCCCGAGGATGTCGGTAAAGAAGATGGGGGTGTCCTTGAACTTGAGGTGGTAGACATCAGTATACTTAAACTTCTGTTCTCTGGTGGTGTCACCTTCGTTGAGATACAGGAGCTCAGCCTCGGTGATGGTTTCGGTGAGGGATGGGAGGGAACGGGGGCGAAGGGTTATGTGTTCAGTGGGCAAGACATAGAAGTCGTCCTTGCGGATAAAAACGTTGCCGTAAGTGAGGAGGCCCTCGGTCCATTGTTCAATGAGAGCGGGGAAGTGGAGGGACTGGGAGATGTTGTTTGCGAGTTCGAGGCACTGGGTCTCAGCAGAGGAGCCGGTGAAGTCACGGAGAGAGACACCACGGTAGGACTGGGCTACGAGAGTTGAAAGCCGGTCGATTGCACCCCCGATGTCGGGTTCGTCATGATACAAGAGGCTGTAAGCCTGGAAGGGGTGAAGGTCAGCAAAGTTGCTACGCTCAACGAGCGTGCGGACTAACTCTGACCCAATACTCTGGGCTTCGGTCACAGGGTTACCTGCCAGCTTCACAAGCCAACCAGCCAGTTTAGCAATTACACCCATGTTATATCACCTCCTAAAATGCCTGACATACCGCCACCTCCGTAACAGGCAGAGGCTGTGTTGCAAGGAACCAAATGACATTTGCTACGCAGTCTGCCACATCCTTAGAACCCTGGGGTGGATGGTCCACCTTCCTTTCGGATACAATATACAAGTTCTCTGTCTCATGCTGAAGCACCTCATCCCACACAACTTCGACTTGACCGGCTGCGTCAAGCTCTTTCCACCGGTCATAGTCCTCTTTCCTCACAATGTGCTGCACAGGTGTAACACCCAGGGCATCAAGGTGCTCGATGAGCTCGGGGTACATCCAGGTATCAAACACTATCGCGACAATGTTATGAGTACGAATCTTGTTTTCCAGGAACTCCCGGACCATGGATGGGGAGATGTAAGGGGCGCCGTGCTCACGGGTAAAACGGGCTACACCGTCAACGACTATTTTGTTGTCGGGGGAGATGTAACCAGTAGCGACACCAAAGGAGTCGTTACGGATGGCTGGGTCAATGGCAAGGACGCGGAGGGTGTCTATGTTGGGATGGTCTTGTGTAAGAGCGTTGGTGGTACGGATGAAGTGTAAGGGTTCGGGAAACATTTGGCCGGAGACACTGGCGGGTTGGCAGGCATAGTCACGGTAAAAGGCGGCGAGGTCAAAGCGATGTTCTTGGCGCAGTTCTTCTTCAGTGTAGTTAGGGTTCATCTCCCAGGTGGGGAGCAGGTAACGGAGGGTTTTGGGGTCGTTGCGTTTGTATAGCGTCATGATGATGTCGTTTGGGTCGGTAGGTGAGGAGATGGCTATGGTATGACCGGCGCTCTTAAAGGTGTCTGTGGACTTGCGGAGTTTGGTGTACACCTGCCAAGCGCCCCGGCGTCCGGCAGTCCGTTCGAAGTTAGATACTTCATCTAAGATAACCGTTTTGTTGGAACGACCTATGGCGGTTGTAGACCAGGATGACAGGGTCTTGAGAAGGATGTTCTTACTTTTGTCTCGGACAACAAGGTCACGGATAGAAAGGTTAAAGGTAGAAAACCAGTCGGTGTCCTCAATCATTGTGCGGGCATTGGAGAAGACGGAGTCGAGAGCTTGGGATTCGGATGTTGAGACGACTGAGATTGCGATGGGCTGGGACCGTAGCAGGTGGAAGTGGGATTGTGGGTCCGGAAGAGTCAGGAGCTGAGCAAATTCGACTACTGCGAACATGGCGGCCAGGGCAGATTTGCCTGCTCGCATCCCACACGCCAGGACCAGGTCCCGGTAGTTGTTCTTATAAAAGGTAGACATAATCTCTCGTTGCTTAGGAAACATCTCCACCCCGACCACCTCCTCAATAAACCAGGTTGGGTCAAGTCTCAGCTTCAACGCTACCTTCAGGTTATCCAACTCACTCATGCCCAACCTCCAATGCCTTAAGAACCTTTGCCTGGCACACAGGGCAAAGCTCCCCGACAACCGTCTGCATCACATTGTTAATCTGAACTATCTGAACGTCGGGTACTGGCAATGACCCCTCCATCTCCGCAGATACAACCAACAACTTACGTATCTCCGCTAACAAACTAACCACTTGCCTCACTGTTCTGGAGTTGGGTCGCTCCGTCAAAATCAATTCCGCCAGCCAATCCTCTGCAATCCTAATACACTTCCACAGCTTAGACCGCACATCCATCTGTAACTTCTCAGCCTCAGGTAACTCATGCTCCGTAACATGCCTCCACACCTGGTCTATAGAACAAGAAAACCTCTCAGCTGCCTCCGCCAAAGTCCGCTTCCCATCCAACAGGTCCCTCGTCCAGGTCGCGCCGAGCTCGCCTGCCGTGCATATAGGGCACTGCATGGTAATAGATAGGCGGAGGTAGTAAATTTAAGTTTTGTATCACCGGCCAAATACTTCCTCCACTACCTTTCTCACTGTCCTCGTCCACATCCAGGAACACATTTGGTCCCGGGCAGTTACGATGCGTTTGTCTGCTACCACTGGAAGTTCATGGACAATAGCCCCTGCGTCCCTTAAAATCTGGACTTCCCATACCAACGGAAAACATGTCACATTTACCCCGTGCAACAGCAAACACAACCCCAGTGTCGTCACCCCAACACATATCGCAGCACACACCCCTCCCCCTTCATAGCACTTCCTAAACATGCGGTGCACCCTCGAGTCCGTAGCCAGACACTTAGTTGAGATTAACGCTCCGCTGCCCTGAATGACTACATCAAACTCCTCCGGGTCCTCAGGCAAAAGTTCCGCCCTCAACTTCTTCCCTGCCATTGGCTCATCCCTCGCAAACTCCACAACTGGCTGGGTCACAGGCGCATAGGTTACTGCCTCAGGGAACGTCTTTACTACTGCCGTGTACTCCAGGTAGTTCGGAAACGCAGGTATGATGTGCGCTATTTTCATGTCTCTACACTGGCAGCCTCACTGGTCTGAATCGGGTCGTCCCTCTTGGTTCTCCCCCGGCTCCCGGGTCCTCATCAAATATATCTGCCCATTCACCATCGCTACCTCAACCCCCAACTCGGGGTGATTCAGGGCATACGCCTTCAATACCGCCATCAAACTCGACGGCTTCCTCCCCGGCATCAACTCCTCAACCTTCACCCTCGCCATCTTCATCCCCGACGCCAAAAACTGCTGGAATATCGGCTGTGACACCCGCCCACGTCTCTTCACCCTTTCGGGTAGCTCGTCTATAGGTTCAAGAAAACTTGCTGTTTTCATGGTATAACATTGACTCTTGGTTGATATATTTGTTTTGTAACATTGGCACATTGTAAACAGTGTTAAAATTTGAGAATTCGTTATGTAAAATGTAGATTAACTTTTGAACACAACAAAATCATGTAAACTTTATTGAACAATAACTATAAGAAATATAGAACAGACCACAAGTCTTAAATACTTATATAAAGAAGGTATTATTGTAGGTGAGAAGATGAGACAGACTGTTTTAAGTCTGTTGATGTAGGAGAGAGTGAGTAAGGCGGTGGGTTAGGAGAGTGATAAAAACAGAGATGACTACATTAGAACAAATTTATGACAAACTGGAGAAACAAAGTATACAGAGAAGACAAAAAGCAGGAAAACAGTTAACAGTAAGTAACAGTGAAATTAGAAACAGTGTAAAGAAATTACTGAAAAACAGAGATAGAGTTTTACTTAGTGCAATCGTAAAGTATTACGTTGATAACAAAGTGAACGATGAAGTTAAGAAAAATGACAAAAATATCTACAGAAAAGTCAGGATGCGGGTGATTACAGCGTTAAACATTAAAGACAGTAATTTCAAGTTAGTAAAAGATAGTGGAAACAGAGTGTGGATAAAACAACAATAAGTTATAAAGATTGAGTAAGAGATTTAAAGTCTCTTACTCATTATTTCTTCTCTCGTTAATGTTAAACTTAAAAGTAAAGTAAGAAATTGCAAAACTTGTTTATCATTATTATAGCACCCGGCACCTGGCATCCTACAACTAAGGCGTGTGCGAGAGGTATGGGGGGCACCTACATTAACACTAAGGCGTAGGGGCACCGAAAACACTGGAGTGGAGGTTGCAGGCGAGGTAAAGGTCGGGAGAGGTCGAGGAGAGGTTTAGGTGAGGAAGGTAGGTAGAGGTCAGAAAAAATGTAAAAGGTTAGGTCAGGAGAAGGTAAGGTAGAGGCGAGGTAAGGTAAAACCTGTAGGTAAGGTAACGGGTGCGGAGTGGGTTAGGTCTGGGAGTGAGGTTAGGAGGTCTGAGGTTAAGGAAAGGTAAAGGAGGAAAAGGATAGAATAGGTTAAGTCAGGGAGAGGTAAAGGATAGGTTAGGTAAGGTGGAGGTTAGGAAAGGACAGGAAAAGGTTAGGTAAGGTACCCGCAACGTAGCCTTGTTACAAAACCTTTTTAAAAGTGTAAGCCCGCCGGAGCCAACTGCAAAACACTGGGCGCCAATGTTAGGTTGACCTAAAACTCGAGGTATTACAAAATTCCAGATTTGTAAGATTGTAATACAAGCTTCCGACCTAGTCAGCAGCCATCAACCGCTTGCCAAAGTACAAAAACTATTTATAAAACACCCATGGTAGCATGCTACCGGCAGTCCAGGTGGGTATATTAAGTGTCCTGTCTCAAACTATGGCAAGGTAGCCGTTTTGACAGTATTCTGATGCCAAAATTTTACTTTCTCTTGATTTCGTATTACAAACCGCTCACACTTCAACGTTCAAATCTTACATCTTACTACATCCAGAGTAAGTTACAAGTGTGCGTAGCTGGAGTGGTAGTGTAAGTTAACAGAGTACATAGTAAGCAATCCAGTTAACAGAGTCAATCCAGGCCAGGATGTAGAGCAAGTTAACAAAGTTCACCGAGGCATGTATATTAAAGGACCTTAACCACAGTATATCGTGTTATTACAAAAAGTTTCATTTGTATTAACTTGTAACGCTACCTATGTCCTACACTCCTTAGGTACCAAAAATTATTTAAATTATAAGAATTTAATTATTTATAAAAAGAAATAAAAGAAAGGAAATGGAGGGAAAGGAACAAAATGAAAAAAAGAAATGAAATCAGACAGAATGCAAAGGACAGGGGGCTAGTAATAGAATGGCTGGAGACAGCTATAGAGAAACTGAAGGAAGGAGACGAGAAAACGGCAACAAGGGCAGTAGAATGGGCGTATAGGCGTTTAAAAAGGAAATGAATGAACTGGAGGTAAGAAAATGAAATTAGATATAGGAAGTGGACCCAGAGAGTATTGGATAAGCGAAGACAGCGACTGGATACATCTGGACAGGGAGGCATACGAAGGCGTAGTACAGTGGGAATGGCCCAAAGACAAACTGCCAGTGGGTAACAATGAGGTAGATGAGATATGGATAGGGCAGTTGTTCGTAGAGTTAGAAAGAGAATGGCTGAAGCCGCTGGCTATAGAAGTAGATAGGGTATGCAGGAAAGGAGCGAGGCTAAGGGTTCATTGCTACGATAAAAAACAGAGATGGATGGAGTTCTTTGGATGGCTTGAGATGAATGGTTGGGTATGTAGAAAAGAGGAATTGGTAAATGAATGGGATGAAGGGCAGACTTGGCTGATAGAAATGGTAAAAAGGAGGTGATGGAACATGTGTATAGATGTAGATTTGGTAATAAGAATGTTGGAACAGGCAGTAGAAGACTTAAAGCAAGCGAGGAACGTAGATAAACTCGGCGGGCTGACCAAAGAGGAACAGGCGAAGTATGCAGAATGGAAGGCGGTACTGGCGGTAAAGGCAGTGGATTGGGTGTGTGAACATATGAAGGGTGTAAAACTTTGGAGTGGAGAGATTGATAGGGATGCATTAGTAAATAGTTTGTAGACAAGGAGGCGATGGAAATGGATGTATGTGAGAAAAGGAGAATGGAAGTAGAACAAGCAATGAAGAAAGCAGTGAGAGAAACACAGGGCACAGAGCAGTGGGGCCAGGCTGTTGAGAGGGTCTTTAGGGAGATTGTTAAGTTGTATCTGTGTGTCGGTGGGGCGGAAGATATGGGATATGTATTAGCGGAAGCATTGGAAGCGGCTATGGAGGAAGGTGATGAGGAATGAATGTATGCGAGAAGAGGGAAATAGATGTAGAGCAAGCAGTATTGAGGGCGTCGAAGGAAGTTAGAGGAACACAGCAGTGGTATTTGGCTATAGAGAGAGTGTTCAAGGAAACAGTGAAGATGTGGGTATGCGGTGAGGAGATATCGGATGTAGGGTTTGTGTTAGGGAAGATAGTAGAGGCAATTGAGGAACATGAGCGGGGTGATGAGGTATGAAGGTGTATGGTAGGAAGGTAAGCATAGAACTGAGTACAGATGGTTTAACATGGCGTGGTGTGATACGAGGGTTAACGCCCGCGGAACTGGTATTGAGCGAGAAGGCGTCGGACAACTACGAGCAGTTTGGTGATGAGTTCGAGAAAAGAGTGGGTAGACTGATTCCAGAGGTACTGAAGGAAGCAAGCTTTTGGGTCGAAGGCAATGTGTTGGTGTTGGATGAAGGGAGGTGAGAAGCATGGATAGAAAGGAGTATTGGAGTTTGGTTAAGGAGGTAGCAAGGGAGTTAGGAATAGATGTGAAGGAAGCGAGGATAGTAGTAAGAGCGCTACGTAAGGATATACACGGGGGCAGTGTATGTATGGAGGAGGTGAGGAAGAGATGAAAGCGGAGTGCCTTACAACTGTATTAGAAAGGATGGTTGAGGAAGGGAAGTACAGGGATATGGATGAGGCACTGAATGAGGTGTTTGAGGACCGCGAGAGGATATGGCAGATGAGCACTCAGAGAAGAGGTGCAAGAGGGTTACGCCCCTGGTCCTATGATAAACCTAAGAAAGAGAGGAAACCAAAGGAAACAAAGAAAACTCAGAGGACAAAGGAAGTTGAGGAGCTGGCAGAAGAGTATGCGAGGGTATTGAGGGAAAATGATGAGGAAGTAGAGAAGTTGGCTAAGGAGTATGAGGAAGAATTGAGGAGGTGATGGTGTATGAAGGAAATAGAAATAGAAGGACCTGAGGGAATGAAGTGGAAGGTAATAGTGAGGAAGATAGGTGTGGTGATAAAGGAGTACGAGGAGGACTTGAGGATAGGTAGAGTGGAGATACCATGGGATGTGTGGCAGGAAGTAGTTGAGGCTGCGAGGAAGTGAGGTGTATGAAGGAAGAGGAACTGGAGATAGTGTTTAGGGCGATAGAGAAGCATGCTGATGGCTTCTGGAACGATGAGTCCAGAGAAGGTAACGAGGCATGGAACGGGTATTTGTTCTTGGATATCTTGGATGCAGTGCAGAAAGAGGGATATGACCTGAGGGTAGTTAGGAGGTGAATTCACATGAAGCGGATAACACCGGAGTATGAGAAGGCAAGGGAGTTGTTGAAGGTGTTAGGACCGGATGCAGAGAGGTATGAGGTGCTGAGGAGGATGGCACTGGAGATAGTGAAGAAATGGGAAGAATTAGCTGGTTAGGTGGCTCACCACCCCTAACCAGCCTGGGTACCCGCGAGGTACCCTAAGGAGGTGTGTGTAGATGGGAGAAAAGGAAAAAGAGGGTAGTGATGCGAGGGTTAACAACCCTCAGGACCTGGCGCAGGTGTATAGGATGTATGAGAAGCAGAGCCTAGAGCGGGCAAGGGGACGTGGCTCCAATAAGTTAGGAGTCACAAATACCCAGATTAGGGATGCAGTGAGGCAGCTGATGCAGGGCAGGGACAGGTTAGTGCTGGCAGCGGTAGTGCGTGCGATTGGTGAGCACTACCAGGTACAGAAGGAGAGGATGGGACAGTTGAGGATAAGAGTGGTCGGTGCATTGGATACGAAGAACCAGGAGTTTGTGCAGGTCAAGGAAGACGGGGTAGTTTACATTAAGAGGAGGGAGTGAAGATGGAGCCGGAATTGGAGAGTGGTGAAGCAGAAATAGTGGAGCAGGTGCGGAATTTGGCAACAGCAATAAAGCATGTGAGTGATGACCCGGTAAAGAGACAGTATGAGGCGGTACGCGCGGCGACCGTCCTATTGATGGCGTTTACGGACAGTGCCTACGAAGCCATAGGAGCCACGGAGATTATGAAAGCTGGGTTAATGGACCTATTGGAGCAGAAGAATAGGGTGAGGGAACATGAGTAAAACACTGGTGCCTGGTACCCCTGAGTATGTGAAGGGACTGGCTGAGGTAGAGAGGCTCATAGAGCAGGCACAAGCAGCTATTGGTGAACGCACCATAGAATTTGGGAAACTCGAACGAGCCCGCATATTGGTGAAAGAACGGATACTGTGGCCGAGTGTGGAGGACGAGAAGCGTGGAATGTACTGCAGTGATTGTGGACTGGTTGTATACTCTGAGCAGCAAGTTGGGAAGTGCCCAAGATGTGGAAGCTGGGGCTGGTACTTTGTGATGCCCAACTGGCAGCCGAAGGTACAGTATGGTATGCCAGAAAGGAAGGTATGCAAATGCGGAACAATTGTATATGGAGATGTGGAGGTGTGCCCAATATGTCGCAACAAGCTGTGAAGCTCGGCAGTACCGAGTACATGCAGGGGCTGGTTGAGGCAGTCAAACAACTGGAGCTCGCACGCAATGCAGCAAAGTTAGGCGATTTTATGGAGGTGGAGGGCCGGATGATAAGGGCCCTCGACCTCATCAGGGAAAGGATACTATGGCCGGATAGAGAGGAGGAAAAAGTGGGATTCTATTGTGAGGATTGTGGACTGGTGTGCTATGTGAGTGAAGAGTGGTTAGAAAAGATGCCAGACCGATTTGACCAGTGCCCACAATGTAAGGGTTGGGGATGGCTATTTGTTTCGGGTGAAAAGTGGCAGCCAAAGGTAAGGTATGGTACGGTGGAACGGAAGGTGTGTGAGTGTTGTGGAGCGATAGTGTATGGAGCGAGAGGTAAGGAGTGCCCGATGTGTCACGAAGAGGTGATAACATGAAATTCGGAGACCTGAGCTACATAAATGGACTAAGAGATGTAATGGAAAAGATAACACTGGCATTAAGACTGGTAGAACAGATACCGTATGAAATGCATCACAAAGAAATACAGGCAAAAGCGAGTGAGGTCCTGGAGCTCTTGGAGGAGGTACGAAAACTAGTGAGTGAGCGGACTCTCTGGCCCATGTATATAGAAGAGAAGGTAGGGATGTATTGTGTGCATTGTGGATTGGTTGTATACGCGGAAGAGGGTAGACAGAGGAGCAGATGCTCAAGATGTGGAGGTTATAGTTGGTACTTCATTACGGGGAATTGGCAACCGAGAGTGCAGTTTGGGACAGTACAGGAACATAGGTGTATGAGTTGTGATGCAGTAGTGTATGGAGACGTCAAGGAATGCCCGGTATGTGGTGGGAAGTTGAAACAGAAGGGTGAGGTGCCCGATGGTAAAGGAATTAGAACTAATCTGGGACCTGAAGGAAAGAAGGGTAACAGCACTAGGTGAGAAATTAGTCATAGTAGGTGTAATGGAGGATGTAGAGAAGATGGAAGCAAAGAGAAGTAGTGTAGTGAAAGTAGTGGGTGAGCACAACGTAGTCATCATAGGTGGAGTACGACGGGTTAGACTCATAGGAGGTGTTGGAAATGGAGAGGAGTGTTGAGTTGAGTTGGGACCAAAGGACTGGAGATGTGGATGTAATAAGGGTGGACGGACCTGAAGAAAGGGTACTGCTGGGTGTTGTGAAGGATATAGAGGAACTCGAAGTTCACCAGAGCGGTAAAGTGGTATTATTTAGGAATCATGAAGGGATAACAACGGTGTATAATGTCAGGACGATTCGGTATATCGGACCGATGCCACAGCAGGAGGTGAGGGAGGATGCAGTTGAATGAGAAAGTGCAGAAGGTATCTGTGATATTCAGGGACCACGACCGAATTGAGTATGAAAGCGCAACGATTGACTATGCAAATCGAATAATCAGGACGACACTTAGTGAGCACAAACAGGTGATGATACCATTTGAGGCGGTATATGCGGTAACGTGGGAGGTGAAACAATGAGGCAGTTGCTCGGGCCGGGACACCTCTTAACACCCCGACCTACACATCACTGGAGTATATTGTTCATGAGTTCAGTGATGTACAGGAGTGTAGACAGGAGGGTACAGCAACTGACAACTGAGGTGCCGTTCACAATGGGACATGCCTTGCTAAATAGGGAAGAGTGGGAGGAACTACGAGAGCTGAGAGAGGCATCACGGACTACGTGCCCAGTGCGAGCCATATTGTTGGTAGCACCACCAGAGAATGATGGAGGGTTGGACCCTAAGGACGAGAGACTCAGAGAATGGATATACAAGGAGTTATTCGGTCTGGACTACAACAAACCGAAACCGAGTTCTGGGCTAAGTAGTCTCTGTGATTAGGAGGTGAGAGTATGGTAGAAAAGATACCCGTATACTTTGCCGGAGCAAAAGAACCCGTGATGGTGACAAAAGAGCAGTTGGAGAGGGACAAGCAGGAGTGGAAACAACGCGTCGGATACGGGATATGGAAAAAGAAGGTGAAGAGGCCATATCGAGTAGTGAAGGTGAGTAAACAGGAGATATATGAGGTTATACGCAGGCTATTGATGGAAGAGAATTTGGACATGGTACTACTGGATGCAGTAGTGAAGGTAGTATGTGAGATAAAGGGGACAAACGCAGAGAAGAGGGTGCGAGCAAAAACCAGGAAATTGGTACAGGGACTGAAGCATATGGAGCTGGTAGTCATGGACGGAAGAGAGTGGATAGTGATGCGTAACAAAATTAAGGAGGTGGTGAAGGAGTGAGTGAAGAAGTAGATGGTGAAATGGTACGGGATGAAGCGCTGTGGTTGTTTGACTATCTGAAGCAGAGGGACAGAGGCGTTAGTGTATTGGAGCGGAAGCTAGCCCAGAGGTTTATGGGTAAGAGGTTAGAGGACGCAAAGGCACTGGCTGTAGTCCAAGCGACAGGCATAGAGGTGAATGATGTGGAGGACCTAAGGAAGCTGGGTTTGCATACCCTAGTGGAGTTGGACATATATGTGGTGAGGGCATTGTGTTTAGAGGTAGATGAGGAAATGGATGTAGAGGATGTGATGTATGGTTAGGAGGTGATGGCCTATGAAAATTGGTGTGACCATAAATTTGGGAGACTATGAGAGCATGAGGATAGACTCGGGCGAGCACGACGAATGGATGGATGCGGCGACGGAGCTGTTTGAGGCGCTGTGGCTTATGAAAGAGGAGCCTGGCGTGAGGAGGTTCCTGGAGAAGCCGATGTGGAAGCCGGTGAAGGAGCAGTACATTTTGAGTGACAGCGAGGGGGGTGATGGCGATGGAGAAGGACGTGAAGGAAGACCTACTGTATGAGGCAGTGATGAGGTGGCTACAGGAATGGGAGGTTCAGGTGCTGATTGATGAATACAGGGAGAGTGGAGATGAGGAAGCAGCGGAGTATATTGATGCACATAGGCAGGAGGTGGTACAGATAGCGACGGAGATTGAGGAGGAAGTGCAGGAGAGGGTGAGTAGGATAGTAAGTAGTGAGGGTAACGAAGTAGTGTATGACCCGGAAGAGGAAGTTTAGTTCGGAGGAGTTGAGGGAGGACATTGCGAGGTTAGCGGAGCAAATAGGGCGGAAGAAACTGTTGGTAGCAGCGGTAGTGCAGACGCTGAGGAAGGTAAAGCCGGAGAAGTACGGGGAGTTGCTGGCAGTAGAGGTGTTTCAGTGTGTTAGGCGAGGAGGTAGAGTTAGGCTGGTAAAAGATAGGGTGCACACAGGAAGATGGTGGGTGGAAGTGATGCCAGAGAGGAAGATAGTGGTGCACATGCCGAAGGTAAAGAAGAGACCACCTGATATCATGAAGTGTAGGGCATGCGGAGCGTTTGTAGAGAAGTCGGAGGAATGGGTGATAAATAAGATACCGGTTGGAGTGTACAAGTGCAAGCGATGTGGAGTAAAGAACGTTTGGCGCGGAGATAAAGACGTGTAAGCAGTGATTACAAAAACTACTTAAATGTAGAAAGTGTATTTATTCTACGCCCCCCGGCGAACAAAAGAATAGGAGGGCAGTGGTTTCGGACCAGTCGCAGCAATTGCGGCCAATTTCAGCTTTCCGAGACCACTGGTCTTCTATTCACACCCCTGAAAGAACTGCCCTGGGGTCACCAATGAAGTTTGTGAACTAAGTTAAGTTGTGATACCGGGGGGCATATATTTTTGTACCTGACTACTTTTACAAAAGTTATTTAAAGTAAACTAAAGATAAAATTTGAAAGTGATTCAACAAAATGAAAACAAAATCCCTTTGTGTCGTTTCAGGTGGGATTGATAGTGTAACGGCGTTGTATTCGGAGGTTCTGGAGTCTAAGCACGAGGTAACAGTGATGACGTTCCTTCACCCGGGGCGACATACCAAGGAGTTGGAGAGTGTGCGGTGGCATGCAGAGAAGTTGGGATGTGAGGTAGTGGAGTATAGGTTGGATAAGTTGTGGAGTGCGGATATTGGAAAGTTGAGGCAGAAACCCTGTAGGAACCTGGTATTCGCAGCCCTGGCAGCTAATTATGCGTGTGCATATAGAATACCGCGGGTGGTCATGGGTGTGCATGCCCGGGATGTGGACTATTTGGATTGTCAGAGGAAGTATGTGGGTGAGTATACGGATTTGGTGTATGAACTGACGGATAGAAGGGTGGTTTTGGTGACACCGTTTCTAACGTGGGGTAAGAAGGAGATTGTGGAACTAGGCTTACAGTTGGGCGTGGACTACACGCATACGTGGAGCTGTTATGAGAGGGGTGAACATCACTGTGGTCAGTGTGTGTCGTGTAAGGAGAGGGTGCGGGGCTTTGGGCAGCTGGGAATACAGCCAAGTGACCCGAGAGTGTTGCCGTAGGAACAATGAGTAAGGTAAGGGACAGAAGTCCGGGTGAGACTATTGGAAGACTGGGAGAACATATCGCTCTGATGTATCTCACACAACGGGGTCCTGTACAATTTAGTCATATAGGTGATTTCGAACAGGAAGGTAAACCGATAGAGGTAAAGACTACATTTGAACAAACCGGAGCGCATCCCGGTCATTTCCGCCTTAGCAAACATACACATACTCAACTGTGTGAACTTAACGGCCAGTATCTGTTCATACTACTACGAGACGACTGTTGGACCTCGGTTAGGTTATTTGATGCTCGAGAGATAGAAAACTGGGTTGGAGACACACCCGTCACATGGACACACTTCTTTCCGTGGGAACAACCAAACAAAAAATTTGACCACAAACGATGTTGTGCTACAAAATTCATTGAATGGTGTCCACTGCTTTCATCCCGAACCATGAAAATCATTTTAGCGAGAAAAGCGTACTACCGTTCGAGAAGATACTTTTGGCATTAGGAGGTGATGAAATGAACCAAATAGAAGAAACACTGCTGCGGCGTATCATGGCACCGCAAGACAGGGCACCCATCGATGTCTATAAGCGAGCATCGTTTGGTCGTGAAGAGTGGTTACAGGCTTTACTTCAGAAGCAATGGATGCCTGCTTGGCCAGTACTCCGGAACGCAGGCACTAAGCACCAGTGCCTATTCCCATGCTATGTGTTACCAATCGAAGATGACTTGGACTATATCATGGAGACACTGAAGCGATGCGCCGTGGTGTTCAGGAGTGGTGGTAGTGTAGGTATGAACTTCTCGGTGCTACGCCCCCGGGGCACCCCGTTAAGCACAGGTGGTGAGGCCGCAGGACCCGTTGCCTTTATGGGTATGTTTGACGCGGTAGCTGGAGTCATTTCACAGAGTGGTGTGCGGAGGGGTGGGTATATGATAGTCATGGACCAGGACCATGAGGACATCGAGGAGTTTATCTCGTGTAAGGACCAGGAAGGAGTGCTCTCGAACATGAACATATCGGTGAGGTTGTTAGACCCGAGAGATGAGGAATTTGTGAAACAGTTGGCTGAGCATACATGGAAGTTTGGTGAACCGGGTGTACTGTACGCAGAACACCTTGCACCTTATGAGTGCGTAAACCTCTGTGGTGAAGTACCGTTACCACCTTGGGGTGTATGCAATCTCGGCAGTGTGAACCTAGCACAGTTAGTCACCGACGGCGAACTCGATTGGGAGCGTCTCGAACAGGTTACCCTACAACTCGGTGAGTACTTGGACTACCTCATCGACGTAAATGAGTATCCGTTTGAGGAGATGGAAGAGAACGAAAAGAAGACACGACGCATTGGTGTCGGGGTCATGGGCTGGCACGAATGCCTGTATGAACTGGGACTTAGTTACCTGGACCCTGTGGCCCTGGATGTAGCAAGCCAAGTCGCCCAGACCATGATGAAGGTGTTAGTGGACGCATTTCCAAATGCAGCCCAACACATGAGTATAGCACCCACCGGTACCATCTCCCTGCTCTGTAACACCACACCCAGCATCGAACCTATCCACGCCCCCGGCTACACTGTATACTCGCCCCAGGGCAACATCACAGTCAAGTATCCCATCACCGACGCCACTGCAGACCAGGTCCCTTGGTGCACCCACATCGACATGCAAGCCGCCTTTCAACGCCACATAGATGGTGCCATCAGCAAGACTGTTTTGTTGCCCCATGACTCCACACCCGACACCGTGGCCCAAGCAATCCGCTACGGCTACCAACAAAAGCTCAAGGGCCTGACCCTCTACCGTATTGGCAGTCGCGAACTCGAAGCCCAATTCACAACACCCACGGTCCTCACAGGAAAAACACTTCGTACTACCACCGGCACCGGCAAACTGTTCATCACCCTAAACTTCCAGGGCACCCGCCCATACGAAACCTTCATTACCATCGGCCGCGCAGGTTCGCTGACCCAGTCCTTTACCGAGGCCATCGGACGGCTCATCTCCCTATGCCTCCAACACCACGTTCCCCTCACCGCCATCATCGACCAACTCCGTGGTATCCGTTCACCTGCTCCAACCCACGACAAGACCCTCGGGGCCATTGCCTCTGTACCCGATGCCATCGCCAAGGCACTGGAGTATTTGAGCGAGGAACATGTGGAGGACAAGGGGGTGGTAGCGGGGGAGTGTCCAGTGTGTCATGCGCCTACGGTGATGATGGAAGGGTGTGAAAGGTGTATGCAGTGTGGGTGGAGTAGGTGTGAGGGTTAAGCCCAAGTTAACATTTTTACAAAACTTTAATAAAGAAAGAAAATGAATAGATTAATGTCAATTAGTTTAAAAAGACTAATTGACTAAAATAAAGGAGGTGAAGTGAAATGACAGACCTAAAGGAAATATATAGGCAGTTTGAAAAGGAGAGTTTGGCGAGGCTGAGTTCAGGGAAGTCAGGAAAGAGTGCGAAGATAAGGGAGCTGGTAGTGAAGTTGTTCGAGGACCTCAAGAAGGACAAGATACTGATGGCAGCGGCATACAAGGCGGTGTCTGGATATTTCGAGGAGAAGGGCGACAAGGTAGACAGGACGATGTTTACAGGTGTTATCAGACGGTCGTTCCAAGTTGAGAAGGACGAGGAAACAGGGCGCCTGTGGATACTGCGCCCAGGGGCATAAGCCCCGTTGGAGGTGAGGGCGATGAGTGACGTAGCAGAGAGTTATCTGAAGGCGGTCCAGTTGGAGGAGACGCCGAAGGCGAAGGAGCTGGTGGATGCGTTTGTACAGAGCGGTGATTTGGCAGCGGAGGTAGAGTGGCAGAAGCTAGGCAAGGACATCAGCAGGTTGTATGTGGCGATGAAGCAGTATGTGAAGAAGAGGGGATTACCAGTGGTTGTGAGGAAGCAGGGACAGAAGTTGCTGTTGCTAAGAAAAGATGGAGGTGAGAGAAGTGGAGGTAGTTAAGGAGTTAGAGGAGATTGGAGTGAAGGACCCGGAAGCGAAGGTTAAGAGGATGAAGAAGAGTTTGCTGGACGCGGGGGTCGCAGAGAGTGAGGTGGATAAGTTGGTACAGAGGAAGGTCAGGGAGTTTGTCAGCGCGAGCAAACGGGGACTCAAGCCATGGCGCGGGCTTTGTCTGGGTGTCTCGGCGATGAGGGACATATTGGCTGGATTGAAAGCAGGCGCGATGGCAATGTATCAGGAGAATCCGGAGGCGGCGATTGCACAGGGTGTGGTGAGAGTTGAGGGTACGAAGGTAATACCACTGGATACCAGGGAAACGTTTGGCGAGGGGCGCACGAACCCAAACTATGGCAAGCCACTGAAGGAGGTACTCAGGAGGACTGGCGTGTTTGTTGTAGACGGCGAGGTTGTAGTGGTGCAGGGGAAGTACGATGCGGAGCAGGGAGTGGAGTATACCTTTTGGGGCCAAGGCAGCGGGCAACAGAGGATAACGGGAGCCAAGAGCTTTGTCCCTGTGTCCCAGAAGTTGGGTGCAGAGGACCTGTGGAAACGGGCGTGGGATGCATGTGCTAAGTCCCCACTGGCAGTAGACATGGCGGATTTGGAAGGGGTACAGGACAATACCTTCGTAGCAATCGTCGGGTGGGTGTCCTATGCAACACCAATGAATGAGGGGATGTTCGCGGTGGTCACGGACTATGAGAGTGGAACAGAGGCGGCGTGTTTCTGTTCTGGGGTTGAGGTAATACCTGAGAAAGCGCGGGTAATAGCAGTGGGAAGAAAGTTCACTACAGTGAGGGAGGGAGAGCGGAGGATAGCTGTGGATACAGCGGCGTTGGTACATGACCCAGATAGTGTAATGGATGAGGCGCTCAGTGAACAGCTGGATGCGATATTATTGGAGGAATAGGGTGTAAGTACACCTTACACCCTGTATTTCTTCCCTAATACGGGAGAGGACATAAGGTCCATAGGCAGTCAAATGCCATCTCCCGAGGAGGTGTGAGATGTGGGAGAAAGATGTGAGTAAAGCGGATATAAGTGTGTTTACGAAGCCAGCAAAACAGGAGATTCAGGCACTACGCATCGGGGTGTTCGGACTCACGGGCTCAGGTAAGTCACATTTTGCATTGACTGCACCGCCCCCGGTGTTTGTGATAGACACCGAGAAGGGAGTACCGCCCCTGATACACAGGCGGGGGTCGCCGTTTGAGGACAAGGACATTAGGGTAGCAGATGTTTTGGCGACGGATGAGTATGGGGACGTTGATTTGGTGAAGTCGCTACGCAAGTGTGAACAGGCAATTGAGGCGGCGGCTAAGTATGCCCATGAGCACCCTGAGGAACGGGGCACCATAGTGTTGGACACTGCGAGTGAACTATGGGGTTGGTACGGAATATGGCTTGAGAGTGAGGGTGCAACGAGGTTTACGAAGAGTGGAGAGATGTTGCGAGTGGAGTGGGGCAAAGTCAATAGACCGTATACCCAGCAGATGTATCGGTTGATATTGAGTGGGTGGAATGTGGTAGTGACGGCGAAGGCAAGGGAGCTGTATACCCGGGGTGGTGAGCCAATGGGTGTGTATACAATGAGGGCTCAGAAAGACACAGAGCACTGGTTGGACGTAGTACTGGAAGCACGGCACATGGGTACACACAGGGAGTTCAGAACGGTGAAGAACAGGCTCAAGGATACGGTAGAAGTGTTTAAGGACCCGACGTGGTGCGATGTATGGAGGAGTACAGTTGGTAGTGAGAATGAGTGGTGTGTGAAAGGTGATGAGAAATGATTAGGGAGTCTATGTATGAGTACCTTGCAAAGAGGTGTGCGGAGAGATTGTCAACGAGGTCGCACTTTTATAATGACCCGGAGCCCTTCGAGTTGATGAGTGATGAGGACTATGTAAGTATGCTGAGGGTTAAGTTATTCAGGGTGCAGCAGGGAGCTGATATGGAGAAGAGATGTGACGACCTGGAGGATTTGATAGCATATGCAGTTGTGTTGTTAGATAGGCTGAGACAGGAGGCGAAGGCCAAGGAGGAGGGTGAGGATGAAACATAAAGAAAGATATAGGGTTGTAGCAAATCAGTGTGTCGAGAAGCTGATGGAAAGGGAACAGCTGTATAATGTCCCAGAGCCCTTTGAATTGATGAGCGACGACGACTATGTGAGTATGATGAGGGTGAAGTTATTTAGAGTGCAACAGGGTTCAGACATGAGGGCTGTGGTGGATGACTTGGAAGACTTGGTGGCATATGCAGTGGTGCTGCTGGATAGGTGGAAGTCACGGGCGAGGGTACAGGAGGTGGATGAGCAGTGAGGTGTTGTAAATGTGACAAGGAAATAAAACCCGGGGAACATGTATTCCCTGGTTTTGAGAACGGTGAAGAGGCTGTTTGGCACATTACATGTGGCATGGGGCTGTTTCCAGCGGTCATGGGAAGTGATGGTAAGCTCAGATGGTGTGACAGTGGTAGGGAGGTGGATTAGGAATGAAGTTCATGCCGATAGTCCCAGTGAGCTGCATGGATTTGCTGGATGACTGGAATGACTTGTTTGTGTTGCCGGATATGATGTTGGATGCGAGGTACAGTTGGTACGTAAGAGGTAGGTACTGGGACACGGTCATTGTTGAGAATGGATACTATGAGTTGGGTGAGGCACTAAGTGTAAGGTACCTGGAGAAGATTGCTGATGTGATAAACGGTGGCACCTGCATTGTGGTTGGGCCAGAGACAGCAAGTGGTGAGGAAACAGTGTTGAAGAGTGTGATGGTGTTAGGTGTAAAGTATCCGGTGCTGACAATACTAAAGGGTGATGTCCGGCGTCTGTGGACATTGCATCAAAAAGCACTGAGGTATGTTGGCCTGGTGTCAAAGCCAACGCCGTATGAAGGTGACCAAGAGCCCTGGTATGTGGACCGAGTGAAGTATGTTAAGTACATCAAAGGCATAGCACCTGATGTGTACATCCATGCGTTCGGGTGTGATTCCTTGAGTGAGTTGATGGAGCTGAAGAGGGCAGGGGCCGATTCATGTGATAGTTCGTTTGTGTGCTCGAGGGCAATTGCAGGGGAGAGCTTGGACGCCTGGCACACCAAAAGAGTGGATTTATGGGCGCAGTATAGTGAGGAAGAGAAGGAGCAGATGAGGGAGGCATTGTGGGAGGTAAAGAGGAGGTTATGAATTTTAGGGAGCTTAAGCATAGGGTTACGATTTGGAGGATAAGTAGGGCAGAGGAGAGACAACCAGTGTGGGCAGCGGCAATGGTTGTGGCAGAGGAGGCTGCGGAGGTGTTGGAGTGTTTCAGTAAAGGGAGAAGGGATAGGTTGGCAGAGGAACTAGCAGATGTGGTCATAGCGGCGGTAGACCTGGCGAATGTGATGGGAGTGAATTTGGAAGAGGCCATAGAGAGGAAGATGGAGGTACTGGAGAATCGCCCCGGGCTTCGTAATAGATGACCAGGGAAGAAGCGATAGTGGTACTCATAATGATATTCTGGGCTTGGCTCATTGGATGGATACAGAGGTGTATTTGGGAGCAGACACAATGAGGGAGGATGTGGAGATAGAGATTAAGGAGGCGGGGAAGACAGGGCATCTTGAGGTTGTGAAAGGTGCAAACGGTGTTCTGATAAAAGAGCTCAATGACTATGGCCATGAGCACGGCCGGGTCTTTTTGTATTGGGAGGAACTATGTACCTTAATCAATGAATTGGAGGAGGAAGCTATGAGCAAAGGAGGTAAACTATGAGCACGTACATCTGGGTGGATGGAACTTGGACTGTAAAGAACGGAGGCCCAATGGTAGTGTTATTCCTAAGAGAAACGGAGTCCAAAGAACTCTATAGGCTGGGTGTACAGGGTTTTAGACCCTATTTCTGGGTGCCCTGTGAAATGGATGACAGTAATGTGATACCGGAAGCCGTGTCTGCGGATGGGGTGCCAGTTCAAAGAGTGTATACGAGGTTACCAAGTGATGTACCACACGAGAGGGTAAAGTATCCTAGGACGTGGGAGGCGGATGTGTTGTTTGATATGAGATTCGTGATAGATAAAGGCATAAGATATGGATGTGAGGTTGACGGCTGTAACTTAGTACCTACAGATGTAGACCTGCAGCTGCCCCGGTTCCATTATTTTGATATTGAAGTAGCGGCGCCCAGAGACCAGGTGCTGGAGGTTGCAAAAGCTAAGTACTCGGTGGTTAGCATCGCGACGTGGGATAGTTTTACTCAGAGGGCACGGGCGTTTGTGTTATGTGACTATCCTTCCGAGAGGGCAATGCTGCAGGCGTGGGTGCAATATGTGAGTGCTACCGACCCAGATGTGCTTACTGCATGGTTCGGGGGCGACCAAATTAGGCGCACAGGATTCGACTTCCCCTATCTTTATTTTAGAAGCCGGCGCCTGGGCATCAAACTACCCTCGCGCCTCGGTACCGCAGGTCCATATCATTGTCCAGGCCGGCAGCTGGTGGATATGATGGCGGTGTTTAAGCAATGGAGCAAGCCTATGGGTGAGAGAGAAGGGTATGGGTTGAAGAGTATTGCTAAGGCTGTGACAGGATTTGAGTATGAGGACATGGGTGGCAGGATAGAGGAGTTGGTGAGGAGGGGTGAGTGGGATTCGTTGCGGGAGTATTGTGAAAATGACGTGACGGCGATGGTTAAGATTGCAGAGGAGACGAGGTTGTGGTGGGCGTTTGAGGCGTTGAGGAGGCTGGCAGGTGTGAAGTTGGTGGATACGTTGAGTAGACAAAGGATGATTGAGGTTTTGATGATGAGGAATGGGAGCGGGCCACTACCTACGCGGGAGAAGAGGGTGAAGAAGAAGTATACTGGGGCGTATGTGCATCCACCACCCAAAGGTGTGCATGAAAATGTAGCGGTGTATGATTATGCGAGTCTGTACCCAAGTATCATCCTGGCGTATGGGGTATCGCCGGATGTACAAGGTGTGTTTCCTAAGGTGATTAGAATGCTGTTGGCGGAAAGGGAGAAGTTGAGGAAGAAGAGGTTGGAGGGGAAGGCAACCTGGGCAGATGAGGTTACGGAGGTGGGTTTGAAGTTCAGTGTTAATGCATTTTATGGTGTGTTGGGTTCAAAATCCTTTAGGATGTACAACCCGGAACTAGCAGGGTTCATTACGGCTAAAGGCCAGGAGTTGGTGAAAATGGTCGGTGCGACCCTCCAGGATAGGTGGCTGGCGGGGGACACAGATAGTGTGTTTATTAGGGTAAAGGATTTGGAGGAAGCGAAAGCGCTGGAAGGTGAGATTAATGGGAAGATTGAGCAGTGGGCTGAGGACCAGGGGGTGGAGTTTAGTAGTAGGGTTAAGTTTGAGAAGTTCTACAGGAGGTTGTTGTTCAAGGCAAAGAAGAGGTATGTAGGTTGGTTGGTTTGGAAGGATGGTAGGGAGGTGGATAAGATAGACTTTGTAGGAATGGAGATTAGGAGGAGTGATGCATCGAAGCTGACGAAGGAGCTGTTGGCGAAGTTTGCAGAGATGGTACTGAGGCGAGGTGAGGTAGAACAGGCGGTTGAAATGGTGAAGCGGGTGTTGGTGGAGGTGTTGGAAGGAAAGAGGAAGCCGACGGAAGTAGCGGTACCGCGGGGGTTGCACAAGACGGAGTATAAGGTGCATAACCCGTGGTTGGAGGGTGTGAAGAATGCGAGGGTGCTGTTGGGCAGGGCGTTGGACCCGTTTGGTAAGCCTAGGTTGCTGTATTGTGTGAAACCGGTGAGGGAGTTGTGTATTGATGAAGAGGTTACGGATGAGGAGCTGGAGAGGGTAGGTGTGGAGGTGGATTGGAAGAAGGCAGCGGAGGTCTGTGTGTTGAAGAAGTTTGAGGAGTTGGTGAAGATTGTTAGTGGATGAGTTTACGGATGAGGACCTAAGGGATAGGACGCTGGAGAGGGGGAATCCGAGGCAGTATGTGAGTGGTGGTATGTTAGGGACATTTGACTTTTGCCCCCGGTGTTTTGAGTATGTGTTCTTGGAGGGGGTTAAGAGGGAGGTTACGGAGGATGTGAAGTTGGGGAGTGAGTATCATAGGGCGATGAAGGAGTGGGTATGTGGCACGCGGACCTCACTGGAGGGGTTGCATCCGATGGTAGCAGAGTGGGTGAAATGGACGGTGGAACTGGAGGGTAGGCGGGCGAAACGCCCTGGATACCACCCACCGGTGATGGTGGAGAGGAAGTTTAGGTCGCCGGATTTGTTGATTGAGGGACATCCGGATAGGGTTGATTGGCAGGATTACGAGAGGAGGACACTGGCGGTTGTGGAGTATAAGACGGGACATAAGGTGTATGAGAGGGCGGTAAAAATGCAGTTGGGGTTCTACGGAGTGTTGGTATCGGCGGTCACAGGTTTGGAGGTAGAGAGGTTGGTGATGATAAATCCGCGGTTAAAGGATGTGAGAATTTGGGATTTTGATGAGGGTTTGGTGAAGATGGTGGCGAGGGCAGTCGCGAGGATTAGATATGCGATTGCAGTGGATAAGTTCCCGAGGCGGTGTACTGTGGGGAAGTATAGGGTGTGTGGATTGTGTGATTTTAATGAAGTGTTGGATGAGATGTTCCCAAGTGAAGAAAGTGAGGTGAGGTGAAGTGGTTCAGGCAAGGATATTAAAGGTCCTTAATGAAGGTTTTGGTATAATTGAAAATTCAACTCGCGTTAACAAAGTAAACAAATGAAATTAGGAGGTGATATACATGCAAGTATATAAGAAAACCGGATTTATGGCAGCACACCGATTGCCTGGACACCCAAAATGCGGTCGTGTGCATGGGCACAATTGGACGGTGGAAGTATGGGTAAATGGAGAGGTGGACTCGATGACAGATATGGTGGTGGATTTCGGTGTGATTAGCGAGCTGGCGAAGAGGCTGGACCACAAATGTTTGTTGGACAAGAACGACGATTTGAGGTATAAGTTGCAAGAGACAGACGTGGAGGTGTTTGATGGAGCACCAACATGTGAAAGGTTGGCACAGTGGTTCGCAGATGAGCTAAGGGTGAGGATGAAGGGATGGCACTTTATAAAGGTGAAGGTGTGGGAGAGCGAGGACGCGTATGCATGTTACCAGGTTGGGTATAAGGGATGTTGGGAAGGTGAGTAAGTGATGCGAGTATGTGAGATATTTCAGTCGTGGCAAGGTGAGTATCCGGCGGGTATGCCTTGTTTGTTTGTGAGGCTGCAGGGCTGTAACCGAAGACATAGTTGTCCTTTTGAGTGCGATACACAGTATGCGACAAGTTTAGAAGGTGGGTTCGAGGTGCCGTGGCAAGTGGTAGCGCAAATATGCAAGGGATATACTGGCCCAATAGTCTTTACGGGTGGCGAGCCACTGATGCAGGTGAAGGAGTTGAAGAAGGTAGTGAGAAAACTGCCCCGGTCGCAGCCTGTGTATAT